AACTTACACAAGCATCAGAAAGAATAACTGCTTCACGTGATACAGCACGTAGCGAACGTGACGAAGCAATTAACTTTGTTAAAGAAGTTACAGGAGTACTTGTAACACTAGGTAACAAGGTACAAGGCTTCCAAGAAGACACTGATACAGAATCAATGACAGCCAAAGATAGAGCATCATTTAAAAAGATGGCTGTTAATGCAGAGAAGTTTACTAAAACACTAAAGCAAGCTCTGTTTGGTAAAATACTTGACATGCAAGAAGGCAGTGATGTTACTGGACAAGAAATAAAAGAATTTTTAGAAGCATGTGTACGTGGCGATGTAATTAACATGCTACAAGTTATTGGCACAAGCCAAGGTAATATTAAAGATCATGTTAATCCAAAATATCAAAAAGTGTTTGATGTATTTGTAGAAGAAAACATCTTTAGTTATGCGCCAGGCACAACATCAGGTGCTATTGGTCCAGGCGAAATGGCTCTGTCAATGATGGGTAACCCTGCTGAAAAAGGCAAGAAGGGCGACTTGAAGATTGGTGACGAAGAAGTTGAAATCAAAGCGAGTGCAAAAACAGGTGGACGCTTTAACAGTAAAGCTATTGCTAAAGCAACTACAGGTTGGCAAACTTGGGCTCAAAAGATTAACGACATAATGACTCAAGCACCAGAAGATGCAACTATATCAGTTACACAAAAAGATGGTTCAGAAAAACTTATTCCTGCACGTGAGTACAATGGTAACAGACACAATGTAATCAAAGGCAAAGCCAAAGAAGGTAGCAAGTACAATTGGAATGCATCAGGCTTTAAAGCTCTAAACATTGAAGTATTACAACCTTACTCAAACTTACGACAAACGTTTGACTTGTTTGAATCTACTATACGAGCTCTTGTACAGAACTATGACAAACTAAGTAAACCACAACAAGGTAATTCACATCACAAGCCATTTAATCCAGGTGACTTGATTGAAGCCGCTATCAACGATGACGGCACAGTTGATATGAAGAAAATGAATATTGCGTATTCTAAAATTGCATATGCAAGTTATCACTTAGCAGATGGTATTACAACTGTTATGCTTCTAAGAACTGATAACTTAGAGTACACTATATTTAGAAACGCAGACGAACTAGTTGATCAAATGAACAGCGACAGTATTATTACTGGCGGTGGATTTAACTGGAATGACGATCAACAAACACCTACTCCAGGTTATATAGCTTCCTAACTTTTTATATCTAAACCCATACTTTTGCTAGGTTGTATTCTCACGACTCTAATGCTATATTAGTACAAAGGAGAAACTCTATGGAACTATTAATAATGATTATAGTAATTGGTTTAACTATCCCGTTTGTAGGATTGCTTTGGATGTTCTATGATATGTTCAAGTAACGCTAGGAAATCCGTACTTTTTCATTTTAGCAATTAAATTGGTTCTGCCTATCTTTAATAGTTTGGCAGCCTTAGTTTGATTGCCTTCAGATCTTGCAAGTGCATCACTAATTCTATCACGTTCAAGCATTTCAACTTCATCAGGTAATGCAGTTTCAAATTTAAGTTGCTCGTGATATTCGGCAAGTTCTCCGCATATGTTCCAAAGTGCTTCTTGTTCTTCTCGGTATTTTTGAGTTTCTAAATCATTCATATTGTATTTATTACTGTATAATTTTTGGTGTAGTTATTATGTAGGTGTAAAAATATTTACACTTAACGCTAAATACAAACGCAGGGCACAGAATAATAAATACAAACGGAGGATCTTATGAAAAGATTATTATTATTAGCGGCTATATTTATTACCTTTGCTCCCAACATTGCGGCTAGCGAACTAAATTGGGGTTTCAAAAATCCTAGTTTTAGTGGACAAGGCTATTCATCGCACGTATTAAGTGCTGAACAGCTACAGTTTAATCGCAAGCAAGACATTGAAAAAGAGGCAGAAGCAGAGGCAAGAAGAATAGAACGCGAACTAGAAAACAGTACTCTTAATAAGTTTTTAAAGAACGTAGAGAGTAGAATATATGCACAAATATCCAAACAGATGGTTGATGCAATGTTTGCAGATTGTACAGATACGTGTTCTAACACAGGCACAGCAGAGATTGAAGGTTCAACAATAACTTGGATAAAAGCAGACGGGATGATAACTTTGACTATTGTAGGTGAAGACGGTACAGTAACAGAGATAGCAATACCGGCAGATGGAGATTTTAGCTTTTAACATGAAAGTACTCATTGCCCTATTATCACTAGCATTGCTAGGCGGGTGTGCTATGAATCCTAGTTTACAAACGTTAAGAGATTCAGAGACGTCACCTGTAGTACAGGAATCACCAATCGCAGAACGATTAGAAGATGTACCTGTAATTGATGGACCCAAGATTACAATAGCTGTTTATAGTTTTAGTGATAAAACAGGACAGCGAAAACCAAGCGATGCTGTATCAAATTTGAGTTCAGCAGTAACACAAGGTGGTGAAGTTTGGGTAATCAAAGCTCTGCAAGATATAGGAAACGAAGGGTGGTTCGAAGTAGTTGAACGAGTAGGGATGGATAATCTCATTAAAGAAAGACAACTTATTCGACAAACACGTGAGCAGTACGAAGGCAAAGAAGCTACTAATTTACAGCCGTTGTTATTCGCAGGGCTTATTTTAGAGGGAGGCATAATTGGGTATGACAGCAATGTTGCTGTTGGAGGTGCAGGCGCAAGATGGCTAGGCGTTGGTTCTCAAACTCAATACAGAATAGATACCGTTACTATAGCATTAAGAATTGTTAGTGTAAGTACGGGGAAGGTGCTTTTAAGCATAGCAACTGAAAAAACGATTGCAAGCCATCAGTCCGGAGCGGACATATTTAAGTTCCTAGATATGGGGACTAGATTGTTAGAAACTGAGATAGGATTTTCAGTTAACGAACCGGTAAACTACGCTACAAGGGCTGCCATCGAGCAGGCAGTAGTTGAGTTAGTTTACGAAGGAGAAAAAAAGGGACTTTGGAAGTTTAAAGATAGAACATACACAGGAACATTACCTGCAACTAGACCATTAAAACTAAGCGAAGCATTAGAAAAATGGCCAGATCAAAGATTGTATTGTGATGCAACTGATATGTGTTATCCGGCAACGGCTAAAGATAACAACCAAATGAGGGATAATAATGAAGTTAAAGATGTTAACATTGTCGTTGATGACACTGCTAATGACGACTCCGGCTCTGGCGAATGATATCTATATTACACAAGTAGGTGATAATTTAGATTTAGACATTACACAAGACGGGTCTGATAACCAGTTTGGTGATAGCACTACCGGTGTTTCACTAGCAGGTGACGGCATGGTGTTCTCAATTACACAAACGGGCGACAGCAATGATATTGCGGCAGTTATTAATGGTGATTCATATACTGGTACATGGGTATTTACTGGTAACACAAACGTAGTAGATTTTAAATGTGACAGTCTAGGTACCGCAGGTGCAGGCAACTGTGAATCTGTTGATCTTGATATTACTACTACAGGTGATGACAATACTTTTAAATTTTATATAGGCGAAAACTCAGACGCTGAAGGGGCTGATGTAACATTTACTGTTACTGGCGACGACAACGTAGTTGATGCTGATATAGATGGTATAGATTCAACTGTAACCGTTGTAGTAAACAACAGTACTAGTTTACACTCTGGTGGTGCTACTAGTGCAACTGACAATACCTTAAGTTCAACTAATGCAGGTAACATTATTGATATAGACGTAGATGGTGCTGGTGATGCAAACGGACACTTGATAGACTTAACAGTCACAGGTGGAGGTAATGTATTCACTATTACACAAAGCGGCACAGGCGATAACGTAATTGATGCAACTTTTACAACTGAAGGTAGTACAGTAGACATTACGCAGAGCGATTAGTATGAAAATACTAATTCTCGTTTTATCCGTTTTTCTGGCTAGTTCAACGTTGGCGAATGCCCAAATAGGCACCGTAACAGAACTTAACGGAGTTGGACAGATAAAACGTGACAAGGATATAATAGGCAACGACACAGGCACGTCTGTTGAACAAATGGACGAAGCAATTACAGAAAAGGGCAGGATGCGTATTGACTTTGTTGATGACACACGATTAGATGTTGTTGATCATAGCAGAGTAGTTATTGACGAATTTATATACGATCCTGCTACAGGCACAGGGAAACTAGATATTAGAGCAAGCATTGGTGCTGTTCGATATGCTAGTGGACAGATTGCCAAAAACTCAAGACAGCAAGTAAGATTAAGAACTCCAACAGCAACTATTTCTGTACGTGGCACAGACTTTGCTATGATTGTAAATGAAATTGGCGAAAGTTATGTAACATTACTACCTAGTTGCGAATATGACGGAATGGGCAACGAGCTCGAATGTGTAACCGGAGAAATTAAAGTAGAAAATGACGGCGGCTATGTTATTATGAATCAAGCATTTCAAATGACTCGTGTTAATAGTTACAGCCAGCGTCCTAGTCCTCCTGTTATTGTTGACCTTACCGAACCACAGATTACAGGTATGCTTATAGTAAGACGCAAAGATCCTATTACTACAGCACAAGAAAAAGTATATCTAGAACAAAGAAAAACAGACATATTAAGTTTTGATTTTTTAAAGTTTGACGAATTAGAACAAGATGAACTTGTAGACAGCATCAAAGACATATGGGTAACAGAGTTAGATAGAGGTGCTGACTATTATCTACGTGAACAGTTGCTAAATATGATTGACGAGTTAAACAAGGCCTTATTAAAAAGTTTTCAAGATGAGCTACAAAAACAAAACGAAGAATTTTTTAAAGATAGAGCGTTAGGCTACGATGAAGATACAGGCATGTTTATAGATTTTGAAGATCCGATGTGGCACATACGCAGACAGGATGTTAGTATAGAGAATACAATAGACATATATCTACACAACGAGTATGGATATAAACTTAATATAGAGCAGGGTGATGAAGCAGTATACGATTATATGCTTGGCGTTGGCAACAACAATATTAATATCAAACAACGCTAGGGCAAATGACATTTATATCAACCAAGTAGGTGACAACTTGGAAATGCAAGTTATACAAGATGGCGATAACAACTATTTCCAGTATTGTACAAACGGCAATGATTCAAATTGTAAAGATGTAAACGGCAACGCACACGGTCGGGCAGACGGATTTACTAGTGACGATGCTATAGTGAATAGTGGTACAGTTGGCAACGATAATAAAGTTGTTGTAGCACACGCTACTGGAACAGGCAATAATAACATCAATGAAACAAACATTGGAATCATAGGTGATCGCAACAAAGTACAAAACTTCTTTTCAAACCACAGTAGTGGAAGCCACAATTATAGTAATCAAGATTGGGGCGGTACTAAAGAAACTAATATTATGATTACAGGCGATGACAATTATGTAAAGGTTGACAGCGATAGTTATGGAGAAGTATATAGTGAGATTGAAGTAACTGGTGATGACAACAGTGTAATACTATGGCAAAGGTCAATGAATAATAGTGCTTCAATAGACGTAACCAATGCAGGCGGCCCTAGTACTGTTACTGTTCATCAACTTGGTAGTAGTTACCAAGACACAGGATTAAACACATACGGTATTTCACAGACATGCGCTAATGCCAATGGTTGTTCAGTCACTGTGACGCAAAACTAAATAAATACTACTGACAGAGGGCAATACTGTCAGAAAGTAGGGCGTAGTGATAGATCCAATTACAGCGATTGCTGGAGCAACCGCGGCGTTCAACACAATAAAGCAAGGCTTTGCAGTTGGACGTGACATAGAATCAATGGCTGGCGATCTCGGAAGATGGATGGGAGCAGTCAGTGATATCAAAAAAGCAGAGGAACTCAATAAAAAACCTCCGCTATTCAAAAAACTTTTCCAAGCAGGTAGTGTTGAAGAAGAAGCAATGCAAATCTTTATGGCTAAAAAGAAAGCCCAAGATATGCGAGAAGAACTGAAACAGATTATTAGTTTTACTAGAGGTCCAAGTGCTTGGGAAGAACTTCTAAAAACAGAAGCAGACATCCGTAAGAAAAGACAAAAAGCAATATACGATCAAGAAGAAAGACAAAGAGCATTTATTGAAGGAACTGCCATTGTTATAGGACTTTTGATATTAGTTGGAGGAGTATTAGCGTTATTTTGGTTTGTAGCAAAAGCGAGGGGCATGATATAGATAATGGTATACAAATACCAAGACTACATATACGTACACGATTATGGTCGCGGCAAACTTTACAAAGGAGATCATTTACTTTTTAAAGGAAATGCTTGGAGCGGCATTATAGAGTTTCTCAATGCTACAAACAATGCTTCAGAAGTAAGAGAAATGTTCAAAGCTCAACTTGAACAGCGCGAAGTAGTAAAATTTAGACAACATCAAGGAAACATAGAAAAATGATACACGCATTTATGCTAGTAGTACTATTAGGTGGTGAGATACAACCGAGCCCTATGTATTTTAGAAGTATTGATGTTTGTCAATATTATGCTAAACGTATACCGAGACAGTATGGTAACTACGGATCAAAGTATCTAATACCGGCAGAGCATAGAATTACAGCATATTGTAAGCCTGTAAAGGTTCAAGATGGTCCATACATATACGATCACTAATAAATAGAGTTATAAAACAAAAGTTAATAGGAATTTAAAAATGAAAAGATTACTAAGCCCTTGGTGGGCATTATTAACACTAGGGGTATTAGTATATGCGTTTGCAAATCCTAATAATTTTTTGCAAAGTATCAAACTAAATTACTTTGATCAACTGATTATTAATCAAGAACCAACGCAAAACAATATCTTTGTAGCAGAAATTGACGATGCTACTATAGACAAGTTTGGACAATATCCTTTTCCAAGACACATATACTCAAACATTATTATTGACTTATATGACAAAGGAGCAGGGCTAGTTGTATGGAATATAATGATGCCCGAAGCAGACCGATTAGGTGGTGACGCTGATCTTGCAACAACAATGAGTCAGCTACCAGTTATACTAGCAAGTCGTCCCAGCGACAAAACAAAGAACGAACCTATAAATCCTGGGGCCGCAATATTACAAGCACAGTTTTTAGATCGCATATTACCATACGGCGGTATTATTGCAAATATTCCAGAACTTGAAAATAATAGTGTTGGGGCAGGAATCGTTTCAACTGAGCCGGAGATAGATGGTGTTGTAAGACGCATGCCAACTGTCGCTGTCGTAGACGGTACACTATATCCTAGCCTAGCATTAGAAACTCTACGTGTTATTGCAGGCGATCCTAATTTCCAAATTAAACTTAATCAGTTTGGTATTGAAAAAATGCGTATACCAAACTTTGGTCCAATACCTACTGACTCAGAAGGGCGTGTATGGATAGACTGGAGTCAACGTTCTAATCGTATAAGCGTAACTGACTTATATAAAGAAGATGGTATAATGTCATTTCAAGGTGCAATAGTAATAGTAGATGTTACAGCAACAGGTGTAGCAAACCCTGTTCCAACAGCAATAGGCGCACAATATGCAGGAACTACACAAGCGGCTGTACTAGGTACAATGTTTAATGGTACAAATATACAGCGTCCTGATTGGGCACCTGATGCAGAACTGTTAGCACTAGCTATAGGTGGGTTATTGCTTATACTACTCAGCCGTTGGATGTGGTTAGGTCTTGTTACAACAGTTGTAATGATAGGCGGAGTTGTACCTTACAGCATATATGCGTACACAACAGAAAAGTTTCTTTTAGATGTTACAGCACCTGTTATAGTATTTGTAATAATTGCATTGCAAGTATATGGTATCAAATTTGTACGAGAATTCTTAGAAAAGCAAGCAATAAAGAAACAGTTCGCAGGATACGCATCACCTACTGTAGTACGCTTATTACAGGAAAATCCGGCACTTATTAAAGACGGTATGAAACGAGAAGTAAGCATACTGTTCTCAGACTTGCGTGGCTTTACTCCACTAGGTGAATCATTTGGTGATGACGTAAAAGGACTTACCAAAATAATGAATGGCTATATGGATGCGATTACACAACCGGTGCTAGACGCAGACGGAATGATAATCAAGTATATTGGTGATGCTAGTATGCACATACACAACGCACCTATAGATGATCCTCATCATCCACGAACCGCAGTGGAGACAGGATTATTAATGTTAAAAGCGGTGGAGAAGTTTAATGATAAAATTACAGCAGAAGGACGACCACCTGTCGGTATGGGTGCGGGAATCAATACAGGACTGGGCTATCTTGGAGAAATGGGTAGCACCGCAAGACATTCGTACGATGTACTTGGAGACGCAGTCAGTACCGCCGCAAGAATCGAAAGCAAATGTAAAGAATACGGATGTCTACTCTTAGTTGGAGATGCAACTTATCAACAAACTAAAGACAACTTCTTTTACTTAAAGGTAGATGACTTGCAAGTAAAAGGTAAAAGTGTAGGATTAAGTATATACACTGTACTTGATGTTAAAGGAACACACGCCCAAAAGAAAAGTCAAGAAATGCACGAGCGTATGCACGATGCATATAGATCACAGAAGTTTGATGAAGCAATATATATTTGCGAAAGATTAAAACGTCATTTTGATGGCAAGATGGAAGGCTATTATGACATGTGGATTGAACGTTGTGAGTTCCAAAAAACTCAAGATTTACCGTCTGATTGGAATGGTGTGTTTATTGCTACAAGTAAGTAGTAGCAAGACACACAGTGGTTGCTAATAAACTTAGTATCAACGCACCAATACCAATACCACACACCCAATCACTATTGGCCCGTACCATTTCGCTAATAGTTTCCAAGGCACTGTTGACCGGTGTGGGTAATTGTAAATTACTTTTTTCCACTTTTATTCCCCGTAGAGTTGAAGGTGTCATTATCTAAATCAGTGTATTTTTGAACTATTTCTTCTAACTCTTTTCGTTTCTCTTTGTTAAGTTTTGCTTCATTTTCTAAAACCATACTTAACTTGGTATTCATTCTTATCATGTCATTGTCTAACATACGCACACGATCAACAAGTTTGATTAATGTACCCATTGTTTCTCCTATAACAGGATCAATTACAGTTGTTACCCATTGCCAGATAAAGTAGATAAAATAACCCATGCCTATAGCGGCAATAATAGGAAATCCATAGTCACTTACCATTGAACCAATTGTGGTTCCTTGTTCTATAACTACTGTTGGATTTTCCATCTAGTCTCTCCTAGCATCGTCTTTACCTTCATTGGCAGCGATTCTATCTACATTAGGTTTAATGTCTAAAGCATGGCTTAGGAGAGCATCAATTTTTACTAAATCATTATTCATAGTCTGTACTCGGTTGTCGAGTTGACCTATAATGTTTTTTAATGTTGTTACTGAGTCGGTTACACCTGCTAGGATAAATTTTAGGGTTAGAAAAACAAACCCACCTGCGGCTAGTGCTCCTGCTATAGGAAAACCGACTTCCCCAACAAGTGTTAGAAAGTCCATATTCAAACGCCCTCACGCTTTGCTTATATAACAGTATTTATGTTAGATAAATATTTTATGAAGCACACTTATACATTTTTTTTCACAATATTATTCACTGGATGCAGTACATATCTACTTTCCGATCCTACTACAGAAGCCGCAACAATAGAAGTTAATAAAAATAATCCTTTAATACAAGCAAATGACTATTTAGGTTATCATGAAGATACGCACCGAGCTGAAATAGAAGAATTTACAGGAGTTGATCCTGTTTATACTCAATGGTGTGCGGCATTTGTAAATGCCGTACTAGAAGAAAGTAACTTAGCAAGTCTAAACACTCCCGGTGCTAGTCATTGTCAAAGTTGCAAGGAAAATTTACCACACCCTTATCCTTTGACTGCACGAAGTTTTTTGCACTACGGTATTTCTATATCTAAAGAAGATGTAATGCCCGGCGACCTAGTTATATTTCCTAGAGGTAATGAAGTATGGAAGGGACATGTTGGATTTTATTTACGTACAGTAGAAGTAAACGGAGTTGAATACTATTGGATACTAGGTGGAAATCAAAGTAACAAAGTTAGTGTAGTATTATATAGATCTTCAAAAGCCTTAGGTATTAGACGCCCAGTAAAATTAATTAATGGTTGACATATCTCTAAAAAGGTGTTAGTATATACATATTGACTAAGGAGAATATATATGATCGAAGGTTTTAAGTTACCTCAGGTAACATTTAAAACACGGGTCCGAGATGATAGTATTGACGGCCCAAACCCTTTCCGTTGGGAAGACAAAACTACTGATGATTATTTTAAAGGAAAACGAGTAGTACTTTTCAGTTTACCAGGTGCATTTACACCTACCTGCTCAACATATCAATTACCAGGTTTTGAAGAAAACTACAATAAGATTAAATCTTTTGGAGTTGACGAAATCTATTGTATGAGTGTTAATGATGCATTTGTTATGAATGCATGGGCAAAAGCACAGTGTATTGAACGTGTGAAAGTTATTCCAGATGGCTCAGGAAACTTTACAAGATTCATGGGTATGCTTATTGGTAAAAACCATTTAGGCTTTGGTTTACGCAGTTGGCGATACATGGCAATTATCAACGATGGTGTTGTAGAGAAATGGTGGCAAGAGCCAGGCATCAACAACGATGGGGTTGACGATGATCCGTATGTGGCATCAACACCTGAAAACTGTATTACATATTTAGATAACGAAGAAATAACAATTGACTAGTTATCGGTATTATGATTGGAGTGCGCTCATTAACAATGACTCAAGAGAGCATTGTGCTAGAGACATTAAGGATACTGTTGCTCAAGGTAGATTTTGGCATAACAGTCCTCCCTATCAGACTAACATAAACATTTTTACTTTGCCAGGACAGCACTGGACTAATTTAAAAATGAGTTTTATTTGGAGTTGTTTTGCATATATGCAAAAAGAAGTTCAAATACGAGCTGTTAAGAGCTGGGGATATATGACATCACTTCAACGTGCTGAAAATAGAGATAAACTTTGGCACAATCATATACGTCCTGATGCACAAGTGTTAAGTGGTGTATTCTACTTGTATATGCCACCTAACATTAACTTGGATACAGCAGGAACAGAATTTGCACCTAACGGTGTAAATGATCCAGATAGTTTTCACTTTGCACCTGCAAAGATAGGACACTGGATAATATGGCCGGGTAAGGAATGGCACCGCCCGGGTATCTTACAATCAGAAAAAGATCGGTTCATTGTGGCAGCCGATATGGAGTATTAAAATGGCAACAACTGAAGAAAAAACAGAACTAGTAGAAACTCTCAAAGGTCCTCGCTTTTATCGACTTTCAGTAAATGGGTACGGCGGCGAAGGTGCATACATTAATATTTCAAAAGAAGCACACGACTTTTGGAACAACCATATTGATGAAAATGGTGATGGAGACTTTGTACAGTATCTAGTAAACGATGATCCTGATGATATTGAATACGAAGATCTCGACGAAGTTCCGCCAGAAGCAGATTTCTTAAAAGTAAAAGGCGAAGACTACAAACAACAGTGGTTTGAAGCAGAGGATGAGTTTTGTCACCAGTACGGTGTTGAATACGGAAGTGCTTGGTTGACTGTTGACGAAGTTGCTTCGGACGATTATTCAGCGGCACATATTGCTGACGTTATCGAAAGTAAAAATGTTTCTGAGCTAATTGATGAAATTGGTGAAGAAACAGACTGGGAAGTTGAATTACAAGATAGTACCGAAGACGACTGGTATGAGAAACAAGGTGACTATGTATGTCAAATGTATTCGAGTGAAAAAGGTTCTTTTATTGATGCTGTAATCGAAACAGTAGGCGACTTTGATCCTAAAAAACTAAAGTTTTATATTACTGAATATCCAAACGGTGAAGACATTATCGATAGTATATCTTACGACGGCGAAGAATTAGAAAACAACGGCGGTGATACTAACGGTAAAGGATACTATGGACATGTTTGGAGCAATGTAGAGTAAATACAATATGGATGATAAACCACTAATTTTTAAAGCAGAAGAAATCTTCACAGATATACCCGGTGATGACAAAAACATCAATATGAAAATACCTGATGAAATAATGGAGTCACAAGGATGGAAACCAGGCGATACTATTAAAGTAGAGATCGGAGACCAGGGTACTATCATTATAACTAAAGTAGACGAAAAGGAGTAACATTGGCAAAGAATTCAGACTTACTAGAAGTCGAAGGTATAATAGTAGACGTTTTACCTAATCAAATGTTCAAAGTAAAGATACATAATGAACATATCATAACTTGTTATACAGGTGGCAAAATGCGCCAGTTTAGAATTAGACTAATATTAGGCGACAAAGTACGAATAGAAATGACACCATATGATCTCACAAAAGGACGTATAACATATAGACTTTAATTTGTAAGTCATTGATTTTGCTAATCTTTTAGTTCTTGACAATCTTGCCTTTTGAGTGTATTATATACATATACACTAAAAAAGCAGAGGCACAATATGAACATTACTATTAAAGGCGGTTCAGCAACACAAAAGAAATACACAAAAAGTATCGTAGAATTTTGTGTGAAAAAAATGATGCCTCGCATGAATGACTTAGATATCATTATACGATTAAAAAATATCAAAGAAAATGCATACGGATATTGTCATGCTGATCCCGAAGGTGGCGCAGAGAGACTAGATCGTCCTCGTGAATTTGAGTTAGAAATCCACAACAAAATGAAGTTACGTAAGTTATTACTAACTGTTGCACACGAAATGGTACATGTAAAGCAATATGCTCGTGGCGAGTTGTATCAAGGTACACGCATAGCTAAACATCGCTGGCAGGGTAAGTGGGTAAGTAATAATTTAGATTATTGGGATCAGCCGTGGGAAATTGAAGCGGCAGGTCGCGAAGTAGGATTATTTGTACAGTGGGCAGAAAAGAATAAAATTGGCCACTTGAAATGGACTCATGACGAATAATTTAAAAAAGTGGTTGACACTTAACTTAAAGTAGTGTATAGTATAACTATAATGAACTTAAGGCTTAGGAGGCACTTATGAAAAGGCAACTAATACTAGCAACAATCGGAGCAATCGCACTTAGTGGTTGTTCATCAATGAACCCATGGTCTGCCAATAGAATGGTAGAACTTGATAAAATTGAAGCAGAAGACGGCTTCAAAGTACCTAAGTATATTACTGAACCACAAGACGATGATATTGGTGTAGGCATTGGTAGAGCTACCGATCCAGAAGCAAGTATCAACATGGCAACTCACTATGCTATTGTAGACTTGTGTCGTAAACTTTCACAAGAAGCAAAAAGTAAGACTAGATCTACTGCAACACAAAACTCTAAAGGTGGTAGTAGTTTAACATCAGTTACTGGTGCGATTGTGTCTGAAACATCTTGTTCAGCTAGAGTAGGTACACCTAAAGAACTTAACAAAGATATGTTTCAAAAAGGTAACGAGTTTGTTACATTTGTAAGACTTGAATCGTCTAATGTTGAGCAAAGCCTAACTAACCAGTTTAGTTCCGCTGACCAAAATATTGCTGACTCTTTGGATGTAAACTAATGTTTGGTCAAGGAGTCGCAACAGGATTCTTTATCGCGGTAATCGGTTTGCTTTTTTTAGCACCCGAGAGTGAAGAAAAAATCGTTGAGGTACTACCAGAAGAGTACTTTATGGAAACAAACATTCAAGACACTGTATGTATGGGTCCATTTCGTACTGAGGTAGTTGGCAGTCACATACAAAGTAGACGAATCACAAATTAAAGGTTGACATCTACCTTAAAGATGTTATATTAAAAGTACAGCTGAAAATAGAAGTAGGCTAATGTTGAAATTAAGTAAACGGAGTACAACATGATAAAGACGAAAGTCAACAAGAAACAAGCCATTCGAGCATTTGTTTCAAAATTCAAAACTCAATTTGATATGAAGGATGATGCTATTGATCTACGGACAATGGCTGATAACTATGACAACGGTATTATTCCGTTAGAGGATATTCATCAAGCAATTCTAACAGTACTAGGTCCTAACTTTGAACCACAGGCGTTTGATTACGATCCGAGTGACGGAGTAGAAATTGTAATGGGCAACGGAACAGCCCGAAATCCAAAATTCACATACATTGATTGGAGCCAGGCATATCTTTGGCCTATCTTCCAACGTGATGTAGCACCAAATCACACTAGCAAAATTTATTCAGATTTTGATCCTACATGTGTAATTGTACCTTGTGCAATTAAATTTACAATTAAAGGCAAAGAATATTATTGTATCTGGGACGGACACCATACTATCCAAGTATGCCGCTTAAAAGGATATAATAAGTTTCCTGTATGGTTTATTGATACAGATATTATTGAAGACGATGCTATTGCAAAAGCAGGGTTTGATCCTAAAACAGAACGAATTGAATACGGTTGTTGGCTTGCAGGGCACAACATGATCCGTATTAACTCTAAGAACAAGCGTAAACTTTCTCCGTATGATGAGTTTATGATCAAACTAGAAACTCGTGATGCAGACGCTGTTGCTATGATGAACATTTTACGCAAAAGCAACTGTACGCCTAAGCGTCATGCAACTATGGCAGGTGCGTTTACACAGATTAAAAGTGGGCAAGAGTGTTTTGAACTTGCTGACACATATGGCAACAAAGGACAGTATTGGGATCGTGCATTAAACTTCCATCGCACAGTATGGCCTAAGGCTCCGCTAGAGTTGGAGGTGTTTCGTCCGTTAAGTATCTTGTATCACAAAGCGGCAACACAAGGACTTGCATTAGATGCTAACTTTGATAAAGAGCTAGAATCATTGTTAGTTGATACATACGGCGATCCAACAACTGTACAAGAAACTATCAAGGAAAGCTACTGGGATGCCTACTACAATAGCAAAGGCACAGGCCGTCCTGCAGAACACGACAAGACTCGTGTTGTTGACGGGTTAGTTAACTTGTACAATCAAAAAGTTAATCGTGCTACACTTCCGCCGGCAGACTATGTTTGGAAAGTATAATGCATTTACTATACATCTTCCAAGATCCGCTTGGCGCAGATGATAGCAAAGCAGGTAAAACAAGTCACCCAGATGTACGTTTGGGTGTCTATCAAAACAGTTACTCTGCTCGCAGTCATTTAGCACAATTTGACTATGCGTTTTATGGTTCAAAGAAAGCTGTGGATAACTTAGAAAAAGCAATCAAAACAGACTTTGACTGGGATATTGAACAAGACGGACGAGGCTTTTCGGAATGGATCGGGCATCATACTAGTGCGCAAGTACTTGAAAAAGTTGAGGATATCATTGATGGATATCGTTCTAAAGTAACTAAAGTACCAGATGAGTTCTTACCGTTAAACATCAATAACTTACAAGCATTTAAAGAATGGTTGACAAATCAGTAGTAGATGCTATAATAGTTATAATAATTAGGCAAATGAGAGGCACAGAATATGACAACAACAATTTATAATCCAATTGGTTGGGCAAATAGAGTAAACAAGGATATAGTTCCTTTGAAAACAGTATCTACACAAGAAGCACTTGCAGTGGCTTGCGCCGCACAACGTATCAATGGTGGCTACATCAAGGACACCAGACGCTTTTCAGAGCCCGATAATAAAACACAATTTAGTAACAAAGACATTGTAAAGTTTGCATATCACGGTGACCCTGATTACTTGCCTATGGACTATGTGGCTCCTATTCCAACAGAAGAGGACTATGAGCAAGTTGCTGAAATACAAAAGTGGATGCGTCGATATGTAATGCTAGGACTTGCTGACTTAGACGGCTTCAAACGTGATATGATTAACAGCGTATCAGCAGATGTTGTGCCAGTAAACAACCTAGGCCGTGTTGCGTTTATACCTGAGTTTGTAAAACGTGATCAGCATGAAACAGGACTTACAAAAGAGATTCGTGTAGAGTATCGTGACAGTCAATACCTAGGCAAAGAGAAAGATGTTGTTGAAGGTGTTATTAAGATACTAGACAAGCGTTACAGCACACAGTGGGAGAGCTATAACTACACAGCAGTTATGGACGGCAACCTTTTGTCGTTTATGAACAAGTTCGAACACGAAGTAGGTACTATGAAACGTATCAAAGCAAAAGTAAAAGCACAAGGCAAGAATAAACTGTTTAGTGCAAACGAAACACGTCTTAACTACGTAAAACTATATAAGGTGTAACATGGCTAAGTTCAAACAATCATATTTCAAACCTGACTTTGACTTTGCACGTGATCTATTTGAAGGTCTAACGTGGAAAGAACCTAACTCAAAAGGCACAGGTACATATGACATCACACTAGAGCCTAAAGGCTTTACTTGTGACTGTCCCGGCTTTACCTTTCGTGGTAAATGTAAACACACCTTAAACGTAAACAATCGAATCAAGGAGGCTGTACATGGCCAAGTCCCCGAATACTACACCCTTTAATGGCATTAGTGCTAGTTTCACATATTCATATCCAGATTGGAATAATAGTTTTGCAAATGCATTGTTTAATGCGGCAGACAAAGAACGTAATGAAGCCGTTCAGAATGAACTAGCATGGCTTGACTATGTTGAAGATGAATTCATATCAGAAATGACTGAATATCCAGAAGCAGAACAAATTATAAAAAATATTCTTGATAAAGGAGTGTAATATGGAATTGTTCACAGCAAATACAGGCTGGTTGTTATTTACATATATTGTAGGAACAGGAGCAGGACTATACATGGGATACCGGTGGCAGTTACATAATGTTGCTGAATCAGTTATCGACAGTTTAATTGAACAAAAGTATCTTAAAACTCGTGGGGTTGGACAGAATGTTGAAATCCTAAAGCACACGGAATGGTGCGATGATCAAAATTCAAAATAAACTTCCTCGCGAAATTTATCTTGCATGTTCAGGCGGTATTGATAGTATGGCCGCACTTGACTTCTTAAGTAATAATCACGATGTTACAGTTTGCTTTTTTGATCATGAAACTGGTCATAGTAGAGAAGCATTAGAATTTGTTAGTAAACAAACAAAAAGATACAACTGTGGATTCATATACGGCAAAATAAATCGTAAAAAGCATAATAGAGAAAGCCAAGAAGAATTTTGGCGGGCAGAACGATACAAGTTCTTTCACAGTATTAATGCTCCTGTTGTAACAGCACATCATTTAGACGATTGTGTCGAAACTTGGGTATGGTCAAGTATGCACGGCACCGGCAAAATTATTCCTTATGCTAATAAAAATGTTATTCGTCCGTTCCGTCTAAACAAAAAACGAGAATTAGAGCTTTGGGCAAATTTACACGGAGTTGAATATATTGAGGATGACAGCAACGCTGATACGTGTTATACTCGTAACTATATTAGACATGAGATGATGCCAAACGTACTCAGGGTAAATCCTGGGATTCATAAGACTATTGCTAAGAAGGTAAAAGATGAAAGTTGGATTAAGCCTTAGTCGCTGTATGCGAGATATCGTAGAAGCACGGGTAGACTACGATGATGTACTAGTAATTATTGCTCGCACAGACTTTGATCCGCACGATGATGCACATTGGGGAGCAATCTGGGACGGATATCGCTACGGTGGAATGAGCAATGCCGAGTGGGCAGAAGCGGAGCCTAATGCAACAGACGAAGAAGCAAGCGAAATTTATCGCAACGTAGCTATTCGATTGTACGAAGGCGGCAAGTTTCATCAGCCGCGACAGTTTGGAGCTCATCCTCCGCGGATGCCCTACTATTGGTTGGAATGTGTTGTGCCTGAAGAAGAACATAATCCCGCACAACAGAAAGCGTGGGATAACTATAAGATGATTACAGGACTATCTTAATGAGTGAAGAAGATAAAAAGCGTAGCAAGGCACTAGACGGTCTCGCTGACCTCTCACAAGAGATGGAAAAGTCTCGCAAGATTTACGAGCACGATAATGACACTTGGTGGAACGGCTTAACTGAACAAGAACGTGAAGATGCGTTCTATGCTGTTGTGAAGCGTATTCATCAAGCCGAACTGAAAGATAAAGGCTCTTATCGTTATGCATTATATGATGTATTTGGATTCGACCCTGGTATGTACATGAAAGGTATGGATTGCGGTTATATGGCAATTCACAATGCTATTGTTAATGGTGAAGAAGATGACACTACCAATTGAAAGAACAAATGCAGTTCTAAATGTAGAACAATTTCTAATGGATCTAAGTAATCCAAGGAAGACACCGCGAGTACCCAGTGAAGTTCGCAAACAAGCACGTAACCTACTCAGGCACTATCCTCGCAAGTTTGACATGATGGATCCTGCGGAAAGTTTTGAACCTATCAAGGAATGGTCATATGAAAGTTAATATCGAAGAATACACAGACAACGGTGAAGATCAAAAAGTAGAAGTGCATATTGATCCTTGGGACACTTGGAGTATGGATCATACCCTTGCTCCTATTATCTTGCCTATGCTGATTCAACTTAAAAAAGAAACGCACGGTGCTCCTTGTGTTGACCTAGAGGATGTTCCAGAAGAGTTGCATCCTACTAATACAGAAGAATGGCAAAAGTTGTACAACGAAGGCGGCGAGACTGACGATAAGTTCTTTAAACGTTGGGATTGGGTCTTGGACGAAATGATCTATGCTTTTGACTGTAAAGCAAACAAAGATGATGTGATTATGCGATTTGAAGATCGAGAAGAAATACAAAAAGAACAAGACCGCATTTCGAACGGGTTCCTACTTTTTGGCAAATATTATGAAAACTTATGGGATTAGAAATGAATATACAACACGAGAATTTATTTGACATTGAAAAGGTGACAGCTCACTACACTGAAAAAGACGGTGAGCCTGTACACTATGTTTGCACTACAGACTTGAATGCAAGTGATGTGCCTGTAGACGTTTACTATAGAGCTACACCTCATCCTCAGTTTGGCAATCGTTACTTTGGTTTATACCACGATCATGTGCGCGGACACATGATGATTACAAACGCTGATATCGTAGAGTCACTTGAGTTCGGTATGATCGAAGTAGAAGGTAAGTATTATTATAGTCAATCACACCATGATTATAAAGTTGTAGGTGATAAAATGATTGACGGTGGAAGAGCATATATTAAAAGTAGTGGTGGTGCCGTTGCAATGCGTATCAAAGACGGCAAATTTTATATCAAAGAGTTGGAGGATATGATAGAACATTATGAAAAATAAAAAAGTTACTTTCGAAGAAACCCTCGACGACGATGATTGGGGTTTAATTATTGACTCAAACGGTAAACTAAAAGGATTGTTTATACCTGACGGCGCAGACGAAGATGATGTGCCTGAAAGTATTGTTGATCTCTGTGTTGCAGTGTTTGGAATTGATCCGTCAGAATTTGATGAAGACGAAGGACCTAGAGTGTATCACTAATGCAACCTATAGAAATTTTTGAATATAAAAAACGTTGGCAACGTAAAGGTGCTCACAGTGTAAGACTACACAGTGACCTAAGACGCCAAGGTAAAGAATATTGTAAAGTGCAAATGATGCCTCAACAATGGGACATATCAGAATATACTAACGTATATGAAGACACATTTCATTTTGAATACAAACAGGACGCAGATGCATTTTCTCGTCAATGGCCGGAGTACATAAATCAATGAAGTGGGTATTAGTATTAATTTTCATTACTAACGGAGAATCAAACTCAGATTATATTGGAGAGTTTGATTCTATGTATGACTGCTTTTATGCAAGAGAAGACCTTGCAAGACAAACAGGTTCCGATCGAACTGGATATTTTTTACCCGGAATGCAAGGAATATGCATAGCAACACAACAAGAGGAGTTGAAGTGAGTTGGAACAAGAAGCGAAACTTATTCTTATTACAGACTTTATTGAACAAAAGTTACGTAAAGAACAAGAACTTGATTTCTATCTAAAAGAATTAGAAGAACTACAACGTAAGATTGGTTGGTTACGTAGAGAAGTTGATCTTACAAATACAATTATTAGTATGATAAAAACAGAAACTGTATACGACATAAAAGAAGAAATGATTGCCAATAATGAAAACAGGGTAATTAAATTACCCGAGGATAATAAATGAGCGATATGTTTGAAATAACAAACGAAGCAATAGCAAATTTAGTTATGCTTGCTAAAGAAGGTGAAACAATGGATCCTATTGATTGGGGCGATTTAAACATCTCAGAAGACCAAGCATACGTAATGATGGCAGCCCATGTTTTAGAAATGGAAAGAAATCACTTGACAGATGGCGCAATTATTGTTAAACTATTAGTAGAGAACTTTGTATTAAACCTTAAACTGTTAGGAAAAAAATGAATATAATATATGAAAAAACAGCAATGCTAACTAACACACGTAGTGAAGTTGCAGTTGAAGCTGAAGTTGATAATATACAAGAACACAAATCACTAGATGCATTTATTGCAACTAATAAGATTCATATGCGTTGGAACGGGAAAGTATATGTGGGCAACGCACACGGCATGGAGTTTACTACGGCTGGACCAACTCAACGTGTAATTAACAAACAACGAGGTTTTTAATCTTGAAGGTATATTACACTAACGATGAAGCAGTATTGCAAGACAGTGTCAATGTCAAGCAAGATATGTCTATGGCATATCTACCGCCAGAGTTGTTAGGTAAACATATACCAGAAAAGATGAAACTAAGTGACTATGTACAATGTCCAGCGTTTACTGGCACTATTAGAAATACATATGCACTTAGATTTCCTTTTGATTTTACACTTAAGATAAACACACAAACTTGGAATATAGAATCAAATCGACCTGAGTTTGTAAAAACATATCTTACTCCACCTTACGATAATAGCGGAGTGTTACAGTTACACTTAGGAACATTATTTTTTGCAGACAAGTCGTGTGTAGCAGAGCAAGTACATCCTTATCTACACAGTAATAGCTTAACACAAAACGCAAACGTATTACAAGGTCAATTTGATATAGGAAAATGGTTTAGACCAATAAATCTTGCATTTCGTATCAACTCTACAGATAAAGAAGTTGTTATTGATTTTAATCGAGGTGATGTGTACAGTTATTTAAGACTTCATACTAACGAAAAAGTAAACATGTATGAGTTTGAAAACACACCAGATATAAACACAATAATGGCTCGTTGCGTAAGTTTTAAAAATGCAAAAACACAACCTCTAAAACAAATGTATGATAGTTTCTTAAGAAAAAAGTACAATAAGAAATTATTAAAATTAATCCAACAAAATAAAATAGGAGAAATATAATGCCTTTAATTCCAATGGTAGTAGAACAGGAGAGTCGAGGCGAACGCTCTTGGGACATTTATAGTCGTCTAATGAAGGACCGCATTATTATGCTTAATGGTCCAGTTGAAGATGTAATGGCTAATGTAGTCGTTGCACAAATGCTTTATTTGGAGAGTGAAAATCCTGACAAGGATATTAACTTATATATTAATTCACCTGGTGGGCAAGTAACAGCCGGACTTGCGATCTATGATACAATGCAATACATCAAATGTGATGTTAAAACTATTGTAATGGGTCAAGCATGTTCAATGGGTTCGTTCCTAGCACAAGCAGGTACAGCAGGTAAGCGTATTGTACTGCCCGAAAGTCGTACAATGATTCATAGAGTAAGTTCAGGCACACCAGGTACAAGTGGTAGTGTACATATTCAAGAACTACAAATTGAAGACATCAATCGACATTATGAAGAGTCACAAAAAATTAACAAGCGTCTTACAGAATTGTATGTCAAACACAATACCGCAGGTAAGTCCTATGAAGAACTGTTTGAAACAATGAAGTTTGATACTTTCTTGACAGCGCAAGAAGCAGTAGAAAATGGACTTGCTGATAAAGTAGTAGAGAAAAGATAATGGAAGTAGCAAGTAAAGATCCAGGCAAGTTTCACTTTTATGTGAGTCTTGTAAAAAGTGCAGTACGTATAGCCGCAGGTATTGCATTAATGATAGGCGGCTGGTACCTTGAAGAGTGGGGTACATGGATTATGGCAAGTGGCGGATTATTAATTGCCGCAGAAGTTTTAGGTATTGTGGAGGAACTATGAACCAAGTTGCAGATAAAGTTGCCGACCTTAAAGGCATTCCTACTAGAAACGAACTGTTAAAGTTGTTAAAAGAAAACGTGGTGGAAGTTACGTTTACCAAATTAAATGGCGATGAGCGTATAATGCCCTGTACGCTTGTCGAATCGTACCTTCCGCCCGCTCGCAAAGACGATGCAATTACTCAAAAGAAAGTTCGAGAGATATCTGATGCTGTTGTTGCAGTATGGGCTATCGAGTCTAAAGGTTTTCGTAGTTTCCGTTATGATAGAGTCAAAAAAGTTACAGTGTTAGATAACTTTTCAGTTGACAATAATACAAAAACGTAGTAGTATAAGTAATAAGCTGGAAGATTGGCTGAGTGGTTTAAAGCGGCGGATTACTAATCCGTTGTACGTGAGAGCGTACCGTGGGTTCGAATCCTACATCTTCCGCCAAGAAGCGGGTGTTGTGTAATGGTAAGACCTTAGCCTTCCAAGCTAATGATAGGAGTTCGATTCTCCTCACCCGCTCCAAAAGAAAGGAGTCGCATTATGCGACAAACAAAAGAACAACGTGAAGCAATTATTGCAGGTGCAGTAGCTCAGATAAAAGCAAACGTTGAAAAACTAAATAGTGGACCTATGGAACATACGTTAAAACGTAGAGCCGCACTTGAAAAGAAAGCGAATAAACGCAGATAAAAAATATGAATAATCCTGTTGTAAAAGTTGTTTATAGGCATTGGAAGACTGGTAAAGAATTAGAAGTTACTGGTAAAATAATTCCAATAAACGAGAACAGTGATCGAATAGTAGTATTGTGTGAAAATGGTGTGTACGAAGATATCATACGTGATACTATAATAAGTCAAACGCCGGCATAGCTCAGTTGGTAGAGCAACTGATTTGTAATCAGTAGGTCCCGAGTTCGAATCTTGGTGCCGGCACCATATTATTGCGCCTGTGGTGAAATTGGTAGACACGCTAGATTTAGGTTCTAGTGCTTTACGGCGTGGGGGTTCAAGTCCCTCCAGGCGCACCAAACAAAAAGAAAGGACCCTAAGATGAGAGAATGGGTATTCAATTGTTGGAATGTAGTAATGGATCATAATATGAATCCGCTGAGTAACATTCCAGACTTCAGTACACGACATATGATTATGCAAGTCCTTGCATGGATGTGGTGTATTGTATTTGCTATTATTGTAGGTAGTATGTGGGCAGGAGTGTTTAGTATGATGCTACATACATTATTACTAGGTGCTATCGCAATCACAGTAGCAACATTCGAAACAGCTAAACGCAATCCAAAAGCATTCCGTAGAGACAACGGTATTAATTCACGTGGATACGGTGGTGAACACGAATGAGTGAACAAACTAATTATTGTACCACAAAAGGATTGTTACCAGCATTCCTTATCATTGCTTTCTTTATTGTAGGCATTCCGTTATTAATGGTAGACAATGCAAAATATTGTAAGCAGAGTATTATTCCTTGTTATCCTTGGGTAACACCGGAGTAGGCTAAATACTTTTACAATGTTTAGTGCAGTCAAAGAAATAATTTGGCATTTAACGTGCAAGGGTTGTAGCAATTGGTTTACATATGCTACAATGGAAGATAAGTATTGCATTGAACGAACAACATTTCATTGTCCACACTGCGGGAAAAAAGGCAGAGTAGATAAAAAAGATGTTGACATAACAGAATAAAGAGTGTATTATAAATACATAATAAGAAATAAGGAATACTAACGTGTTAAGAACTGTACAACAATCGTCATTACAGAATTGGTGCCCAATACATGGAAGGGGTATGTCTTAACGCGACTTTATAAAAAAGTTATTTTAAGCAAGCCCCTAGTGTTAATTCATTAGGGGCTTTTTTTGTCGGTGAAGTGTTATGGTAGCACGGCGGTCTCCAAAACCGCAAGCGGGGGTTCGACTCCCTCCACCGATGCCAATTACTGGGGAATAGTCTAGAGGTAGGACGACTGTTTTTGATACAGTAGATCGTAGGTTCGAATCCTACTTCCCCAGCCAACACTAAGTGGCAGAGTGGCTATGCAACGGACTGCAACTCCGTGTACGCCGGTTCGATTCCGGCCTTAGTGTCCATTTTCGGTTGACATAGTATCAAATATGTCGTATAATAGTTGTATAATTAGGCACACAAGGGCATAAGGCTATGGCAATATTCGTAATCAGTGACACACACTTTAACCACGCAAACATCCTTGACTTTAAGGATTACGTTGGTAAGCCGTGTAGAGAGTTTGATAGTGTTGATCAAATGAACCAGTGTATGTTAGACAACTGGAACGATACAGTTGGTCCTAACGACACTGTTATTCACTGTGGTGACGTTCTTTTTGGTATGGACAAAGTTGATTGGTTAACAGCAAACTTTGCAAAGTTGCCTGGTAAGAAAAGACTTGTTCTTGGTAACCACGACAATGTAAAGCACCTTGCACCGTTCTTCAAAGATATCCAGTTATGGATTGATATGAGTGATAAAGGTTTAATCTTTACTCACACACCTTTGCACCCTAGCACACTTGCTGAGAAGCATAGGTTTGGTGACGGCGACTTGTTGAACGTACACGGACATATCCACACTAATCCTTCACCCGAAGGACCTTACAAGTGTGTTTGTGTTGAGCAGATCAACTTTACTCCGATAGACATAGATAGTTTGAGGGCGTGATGGCTAAGAAGGTTAGGCGCCCTCAAGCACCTAAGGTTAGGAATTGGGTAGCAAAACAAGTTCGTGATTTAGACGGACCTTTTCGTCCAAAGGTAATTAAAAACAAGGTTAAGAAGAAACCTAAGTATAACAGAATAGATTGGGATGATTGAACATCGTATGTACGAATTAGAAAAGTGGAAGAACGGTAAAATCGTTGAAAGACATATTGTCCTTGCCACACCCAAAAAAGCAACGTGGTATGCTTTACAAGGATGGGACGTATTTGATTACCACAAGAACTTAGATATGGAGCCAGAATATTATGAAACTGAAGGACTTTCAATTATTGGAAACTGATGTACCAAAAGGTGTACAAGCTATTGTTAACTTTGGTAAGTATGAACTTAGCATCGTTAACAACGAAGCGTCATACGGCAACAAACAGGGCTTGTTTGAAATTGCTGTATTCAAAGATGGTGAACAAACCGAACTTCCTGGTATTACCCAGCCTGGTGATACAGTAAAAGGCTTCTTGACAAGTGAAGAAGTTGATGCTATACTAACTAAAATGTACACAATAACAGGCAAAGAAGGCAAACAGATATGAGAACACAACCACAGGACATTATTGCACGTTTAGAAGCAGACAATAGTCGACTTGCAAAAGAAGCAATTCTAAAAGAAGCACACGAGGAAGGACTTCCAGAGTTCTTTGAAGGTCTTACAATGGCCCTTGACCCACTTGTTACATTTGGAGTTAAGCAAGTGCCTGAACGTTCAGATGTACTAAGTGGTCAAGGTCTTGAATGGCCCGTGTTCAAAGAATTGTGCCGTAAGTTACAAGACCGTAGCCTTACTGGTCACGCCGCTCGTGATGCAATTATTTTGTGTAAAGATACTGCTACTGAAGAACAATGGAACGGATGGTACCGTAGGATTCTTATCAAGGATTTGCGTTGCGGCGTTTCAGAAAAAACTGTAAACAAGATTGCACCAGGTACAGTACCTATGTTTACTTGTAGTCTAGCACATGACTCTGCTAACCACGAAAAGAAGATGGTTGGTAAAAAGCAAATTGAAATTAAACTAGACGGTGTTCGTGTACTTACAGTTATTCAAGGTGATAAGGTTGAGATGTTTAGTCGTAACGGTAAACAGTTTCACAACTTTGGTCACATCATTGCAGAGATTGAAGCAGTAATTAAAGAACACCCTGTGCCTTATCCGCTTGTACTAGACGGAGAAGTAATGAGTGCTAACTTCCAAGACCTTATGAAGCAAGTGCATCGTAAAGACGGTAAGCAATCAACTGATGCTGTACTACACTTGTTTGATACTATTCCATTAGGTTGTTTCAAAGCAGGTAGTTGGGACAAGCCACAGAGCTTTAGGAGCCTTATTACTAACCATTGGGTACGTGATCATCAAGACGCCTTAGCGCACGTACAAGCGTTGGATTGGGAAGATGTTGACTTGGACACACCCGAAGGTCAAGAACGCTTTGTAGCGTTAAATAAAGCGGCTGTAGACGGTGGTTATGAAGGTGTTATGATTAAGGACACTGATGCACCATACGAATGTAAGCGTACACACGCTTGGCTAAAGGCAAAACCATTTATAGAAGTAACATTGGAGGTAGTAGATGTTGAAGAAGGTACTGGCCGTAATGAAGGCAGACTTGGAGCGATTGTCTGCAACGGAGTCGACGACGGTAAGACTATTAGCGTTAATGTCGGTAGTGGCTTCACTGATGTTCATAGGGACGACTATTGGAATAATCGTGATGCTCTTATTGGCAATCTTGTAGAGGTGCGAGCAGATGCAATTACACAAAATCAAGACGGTACTTACTCGCTTCGTTTCCCAAGGTTCAAAACCTTCCGAGGATTCGAAGTTGGTGAAAAAGTCTAAAATACAAAGATACACCAAGAGCAAGGCAAACGAAAATGCTCGTTGCGTATGGGACTTAGAGCATGAAGGCTGAATATGTTCTCTACAAGTTTAACATGGCTGATGTAGAAGATCCCGACATCTATGCCGCCGCACCATTATACGAATGGCAACAAACACCAGAGGGAAAATGGTGTATGGAATATGCCGAAGATCCTAAGTATCATATTGCTGTAGATGACCACTCATATGGATACATAGTTACCGTTACAGGAACACTCAAAGACAAGTACGCAACATACTATGCTCTCAAAAAGCCTTGACTTTTTTAAAACTTGGCTATATACTAAAAATAATTGTTAATTGCTGTTAGGAGATAACAAATGGCACTGCCAAAGACAAAACGTAAAAAGCCTAGAGCCGCACCCCGTATTCAACGAGGAGCAAAACTTACAGAACCAAGTTGGGAAGGCTGGGAAGAGTGGGACGGACAGACAATTCAACGGCATCGCCGATCTACACATGAATTTTATTACGAACATTTTAAGCCTGCAGACTTATATGGTTATGTCCCGGAGTGGATGGAAGCAAACGATTATTCAAAAGAAGAAATTTCTGCACTAAAGGCAGCCCCTAATCATGTGTTAAGTATTACAGCAAGTATTGTTGCACGTATGGATATGAAAGGTGCGCCTCGTTACAGTAAGAAAGAAGCAGAATACTGGCATTCACTTCCTGGTACATCAGGTGAGCTAAAAAGTACAACAATATTTTTAGAAAAACGTGTAAAAGAGGCAATCGAAGCAGGTAGAAAAGCCGCACTAGAAAAGAAGGAAGTTGAAGTAGAAAAGAAAAAAGTATATGTTCCAACTATTCAAGAACGTATACGAGATCAATCAATTGCAATGTCTGAAGGAATTGATGAATGGCTAGAAGGTTGGATAGAAAACCCAAAGTCATTTGATCCTAAAGGATTTGATATCAAAGCACACTTTAAAAAAGTACAGCCTACACAAGCACACGCTCGTAAGATGCGTACAATGTGGGAAATGGAATTAGTAGATTTTGACGATTTAGAGCGTATGCCAACAAAAGGACAGTTGTCTAAAATGAGCGAATTAGATGCTGATTTGTGGGCACAGCTCAAAGAAGGTTACTCACATCTTAAAAAAGCAGACATCGCTAAAAAGCGAAAAGCAATTGATTCTATAAATGCAGAATTAGACTTTATTATTGAACAAGCAAAGGCAACACGTAAGCCACGTAAGCCTAAGCAACGTTCAGCAAGCAAAGTAGTGGAGAAACTAAAGTACAACAAAGCAGATTCTAAATATTCACTTGCATCAATTGATCCTACACTTATTGTAGGCGCAAACGAGCTTTGGGTGTTTAATGTTAAGACACGTAAACTAGGAAAGTATATTGCAAGTAATATTGATCCTAAAGGTCTGCAACGTGATGGTACAGGTCTAAGTGTTAAAGGCACAACTATTATTGGGTTTGACGAAACAGCAAGTATACAAAAAACATTGCGTAAGCCTGCAGACCAGTTAAAAGACTTTAAATCATCAGGTAAAGTTGCTTTGCGTAAATTCTTAGATGAGATACCTACTACAGACACAAAACTTAATGGTCGATGTAATCCTGACACAGTACTTCTCAAGGTAGTCTGATAAATACTGTATAACGAACAGGAACCTCAGATGACCATACGTGATAGTTTAAATAATGTTGCAAATGCAATAGAAGAATTACAAAATAAACCTGCACCAAGGGTTGAAATTGCCGATAGAGAACTTAGCGGTAATAAGATACACGGTGGGAGAATCACAAAGTTCTCTAGTCAGGGTATAGTAGACAATGCTACAGAACAACTTCTTAAAGTTGAAAATGATGGCATCCATATAAGTGTTATACACACTGCTACATTAAAAGGACCTGTAAGCGTTGAAGGTAATTTAAATGTAACTGGTGAAATACATGCTACAAAGTTGTTTGTTGATGAGATACAAGCAGATGTGCGTAATAAACGTTCTGAGCCGTTGTCATTTACTACCGAAGATAATAACGGAGTTGCATATAGTAAGGGGCTTTTATGGCCTGGAGGCGATTATACTAAGCAGTTTGTTTTACAGCAACGTCCGGATAGATTCTTTTCAACAGAAAGTATCGAAGTTGCCTCAGATAAGTTCTTTATGGTTGGTCAAAATGAAGTACTTAACAGCAACACATTAGGATCTACAGTAGTAAACAGTAGCCTACGTACTCTTGGTACGTTATCTAAACTAAATGTAGAAGGTCCTCTTAACGTAGATGATTTTGTAATTTATGATGCTAATATGCAACGACTTGGTATTGGCACAGACGAACCCAATGGCACACTGTCTATTGAAAATTTTGATAACGAATTTATAATTGACAGTAATAACGAAAATGAATTTGTTATTGGCGCATATACTAACACTTCAGTTAATATTATTACTGATAATACTGAACGTGTAACAGTTACTCAAGCAGGAACTTTGATTGTACGCAACAAAGCATTATTTAAAGGTAAGATCGGAGTAGGAGTAACAAACTTTGCTGAAGATGCTGATATTACAACAGCTGGACCAGTAAGGTTCCAAAATAAAAAGTTTGAAGTTAATGACAATATACCCGGTAGTGGACAATACCACAAAGGAGATATTGTTTGGAATAGTGACCCATCTCCATCAGGTTACGTTGGTTGGATTTGTATTAAGACCGGCACACCAGGAGAATGGAAATCATTTGGTCCAATTTCAGCTTAAATCTGTATATAATAATTTACTAAAAACTCTTAAATACTGTTGTACACTTAGTACAACGGAGTTTGTCACGAGCCTCCGATAACAAAAGGCAGGAAAAATAATGAACAAAGAACAGGCTGAACAGGCAAAAAAACAACATGACATAGAAGCACAAGTAGAACGTTGGGATATGTTCGCACGATTAGTTCCAACATTATTCTTACTAATTAACGTAATGCTAGTAGCAACTAACGTAATTGACTTTAAAACAGCATTTTGGACAGGGCTTGGTCTATTTGCAATGACAGCAGTTACCTGGTGGTTTTGGACCATTTATACTATTAAATTATTAGTAAAAACTTTAACTAGAGCAAGTAAAAACTTAGGCGAAGTAAGAGAAGAATTTAAAAAAGTTAGTAAGGAAGTTGAGGCATTAAGAAATGAATAATAGTAGATATAAGATAATAAAGGCGGCTACGAATGTCGTAAGTGGACTTAGTATGGTAACACTAATTACACTAGGTGTTATGTATATGAGTTTTGACAATGCTTTTGTATTTACAGATACAGAAATTAGCATTACAAACAATCCAATAACCAAAGATCAAGACATAGAATTCTATATGGTTGGATCAAAGAAATATGAGTGCAATAGCACAGCCGCATATGGTGTGGCACATGCAGTAGACGGAAGTCACTCACACAACCTAGACACATTTACAAAACGCTACATACAAGCAACAGCACCAGGCGACCGTGTTGAAAATGGCTGGCACATGAAAGTACCTGACGGTATGATAGCAGGCGGAGAGTATCGTGTTAGCATGACTGGTGAATTTGAATGTATATACTTAATATTCAAAACAGAAAAAAAACAAGTATTCGATAATATCTATCTAAAAGTAGAGCCACGCTAAATAATTTTATGTTAGCTATTGGCAACGGCGAAAGTCGCACCTCTATTGATATCAATAAAATTAATAGTCCAAAAGTAGGATGTAATGCAATTATGCGTGATTACTTTGTTGACTATCTAGTCTGTGTTGACCGACGTATGGTCCAAGAATCTATTGGTCGGCGATATAACGAAACTAGTCTAATTTATACTCGTTCGAATTGGATTAGTTTATACAGCCCAGAACACAAGCGAATACGAGAACTACCAGCATTACCTTATAGTGGTGATACAAGAATGGATGAACCCTTCCAATGGGGTAGTGGGCCGTACGCTGTTCTTTTAAGTGCTAGGTACGCAAAAGAACAATATGTTAATTTATTAGGTTTTGACTTACATAGCAAGACTGGTTTAACAAATAACATCTATAAAGATACTCCTAGTTACAACACATCAGATAAAAGAGCAGTTGATCCTCGCTATTGGGTACATCAAATAGGAATGGTAATCAATTGTTTTCCTAAAATAAAGTTTACAATATATCAAGAAGATAATTGGGAATTGCCGCAAGCCTGGAATTACCCTAATGTAATGGTTGACAAGATAAGTAATATATACTATAATACATAGTATGAAACAAGTAGTCTTAAATGCTCATCCTACTATAAACACTCTGCGCATAAAACTTACTCGACTTATATTACAGGAGGCAAGATATGGGTAAACATTACAGTACAAAACATTACGGACACAACATTGGCTTATCAGCGGTGTTCCGTCAACCTAACGCTGATCATTCACACTGTCATCTACTACACGGTTACAGTCTAGCATTTACATTTACATTTGGTTGTGATGAACTAGATAATAAAAACTGGGCAGTTGACTTTGGTGGACTAAAACCTTTGAAGGCATGGCTAGAAGATCACTTTGATCACAAAGTAGCTGTAGACTCTGAAGATCCAGAGATGGAAACTATGTTAATGCTACAAAACTTAGGACTAGCAGAAATTAGAATCTTTGACGGTGTGGGTGCAGAGAAGTTTGCAGAACACGCATTTAACTTTGCAGATAAACTTATCAGAGAAGCAACAGACAATCGTTGCTATTGTGTTAAAGTTGAATGTGCAGAACACGGAGCAAACTCAGCAATCTACGAGGCATAGTTTGGTTAAAAAGTATATCGATGGTGAAACAAAAGAACAACGTAAATTACGTAAGGATATAGAAAAGGCGCAGAAAAGTGCAGAATCTATACAATCTTCACCGCAGAAAAATGCAAACAAATACTATGTGTTGTGCCTAAAGCATGGCACAAAGTATTCACACCATTATGTAAATCGTTTACATAATATGGTAAGACGATATTGTTCTTACGACTTTGAATTTGTATGCATCACCGACGATACTAATGGCATTGATCCTAATATTACTACACTAACATTACCTCAAGAACTATCTGGATGGTGGTGCAAGCCATACATGTTTTCAAATCAATTACCTATAAACGGTACTGTACTATATATGGATCTTGATGTAGTAATATCAGGAAGTATTGATAGATTGTTTACATGGGAGAAGGACAGTTGGTGTATAATAAGAGACTTTACACGTAAACAGCGACCTAATTGGCAAAAGTACAACAGTAGTGTAATTAGATTTCAAGCAGGTGAACTGGATCATCTTTGGCAACAGTTTAAAGAAAATAGACAAGAAATGGAACGTAAGTTTCATGGTGACCAAGACTGGTTGTACGAAATGACTAGTCAAAGTAATCCTGCAAAATTATTTCCTGATGAATGGATTCTTAGCTGGAAATGGGAAATAAGACAAACAAAAGATTTAAACTATAACGAGCCTAGAGGCAGACGAACATTACGAACAGTAGAAAACGTTACTCCGCCAAAGGATTGTAAAATATGCGTATTCCACGGAGACCCAAATCCAGAATACTGTCAAGACCCTTGGGTGAAAGAAAACTGGAGGTAATATGTTACTAAAAGTAACAGAAGTACAACACTATACAGATACACTGTTTAGATTTAAAACAGAACGTCCTAATACATTTAAATTTACAGCAGGTGAATTTACAATGATAGGTATGCCCGACAACGATATTATGCGAGCTTATAGCATCACAAGTGGACCTTATGATGACTACTTAGAGTTTTATAGTATTAAAGTACCAGATGGGCCGTTAACCAGTAGACTACAAAAGATACAAGTAGGTGATGAAGTAGAAGTAGGTCATAAGCCTACAGGAACACTTACACACGCTAATTTAGAACTAAGTGGTGACTTGTGGATGTTAGCTACAGGCACCGGCATAGCACCGTTTATATCGCTTCTAAGAGACCCTGCAACATACGAATTGTTTGACTATGTCCGAGTATTATGGAGTGTAAGAGAACAAGCCGAGTTACTTGCATATGATAGCTTCTTAAGAGATTTAGATATTGAGTATCTACCTATAGTAACACAAGATCCCGAATGGCCTTTTGAAAATAAAAGAATAACCACACTTATAGAAGAAGGCTTACTAATAAATGATGCACCTGAATTAAACAAAGTAATGATATGTGGTAGTATGCCTTTTAATAATGATGTTAAAGATTTGCTTATTCCAAATGGTTGGGAAGAAGGTAATAGAAAAACCGCAGGAACATTTGTACAAGAAAGGGCATTTGTAAGTTGACAAACATACGCAAACGTGTTATACTATACAGACAATGGTACAAACAATTACGACAACATCCAGACTATGCATGGTACAACTGTGTACAATGGGCGTGGTCAAACTCAGGCACACACGAACTAGACGGCTCTTACAGGAAATTTTAATATATGGATCTTAAATTTACAACAGCAGGTGATTTTTTATCAGCACAACAACAGCGTATAGGTTTTGCTTGCAAGTATATGCATCCAGACCAATCGCAGAAGAAGAAATTACTTGAGGAAATACAACGCCCGCTAAATACTCGTAGCACAACAGTACAGTGGCTCAATAGGCAGACACGTGATGTTGCTGAAGAACGCTTATGGGACATCATGGTCCATAACATTGCGTCATACAAAAGGTTGATTGAATATGTTGGATCACTTCCTCCCCAACTTAGGATGGTACGACTTGGTAGTGATGTACTTCCTGTTTATACCCAGCGCGATTGGTGCTATTTTTGGCATCGTCCTGACGTTGTGGCTTACTGTGAGAGAGCGTTCGCAGAAGTCGGTGCTACGGCAAGAGCCCTTGATGTCCGACTTTCCATGCATCCAGGTCAGTTCACAGTCCTCGCCAGTGATAACGAAGACATTGTCGAACGATCAATAGAGGAGTTTGAATATCATGTTAATTGCATCAGATGGATGGGCTACGGCCAATCGTTCCAAGACTTCAAGTGTAACGTACACATATCCGGCAGACAAGGTCCAGCCGGTATCAAACACGCAGTCAACAACAGACTTTCTACAGAAGCGAGAAACACGATTACGATCGAGAACGACGAAAACAAATGGGGACTCGACGCAAGCCTCGAGCTTGTTGACACCTGCGCATTGGTACTCGACATACACCATCACTGGTGCCGTGAAGGTGAATATATACGTCCCACCGACGATAGATTTACTCGCGTAATAGACAGCTGGCGTGGTGTACGTCCTGTAATACATTATTCATACAGTCGTAACGAACACTTACCCGAAGGTTATGCACACGACACAATGCCCGACATGTCAGCACTACTAGAAGCAGGCTACAAGAAAGCAAAACTACGAGCGCACAGTGACTACTATCCCAATCAACTTGTTAACGACTGGGCATTGAGCTTTTTGCCTTATGCAGATATTATGTGCGAGAGCAAGTGTAAGAATCTTGCCAGCATTGACCTATATAAATACAAAGAGGAGTTAGAACACTATGAGCTATTTGAACAAAATGTACGGGAGCAAGCAACAGACCCCGACCCAATCATCATCTGATAAAAACCCAAACAGAGTTACAGGCGGACTAAAAGCACAAGGTGTTGATCGTTTTACTATGATTAGTGAAGACGGCACTCAACAAGAAATACCTACAATTCAATATGTAAATAGTTTGGAAGAGCAGTCAAGAAAACAGCGAGCCGCTATCACTACATTAGAGCGTAAGCTGACTCGCTGTGAGACTGCAATTGAACAATTAAGAGGTTTAGCTCTTAAGTCTACTTAAAATTTCTGCTTTTGTAAGACTTGCATTAGCTTTTACACCACGCTTCTTAGCTTCTTTTAAAAGTTGAGCTTTGTTCAATTTGTCAAAATCGCAACTACCTGAACTCTTCTTTTTAGTAGAAGTCTTTTTAGTAGATGCTTTTTTTACTACTTTCTTACCAGGCTCCTCTGGGATTTCTGGAAACACTTCATTAACCACGTCAACTACTGTTCCAAAACCTAATAAGTTTTTTAACCATTTTATCATAATTTCCTCCTTAAGGAATAATTATTTAATTCAAGAACACTTGTGTCCACACAAAAATGGTTTAAATAGTTTATAATGAATTTAAGAAATGCACAACCTATTTTAGATCAAAGTATAAAACAGTTTATCAATTCACTTGATACAACTGATTTTTTATATGACGAAAATATATCCAACGAGTTTGTTGAAAATTTTTACAACTGGATTAATAGTAGTAAAAACAATAATCTGTTAGGATTAGATAAATTTACTAATAGAAAAATAACAGCTGGCACTATACAAGCATTTGATCATTGGTATTGGCGACATAAAAATAGAACTATTAGATTTTTCAAAGGTGAATTTATGTATCATCAGGCTGTACTAAAGAATGGCGGTGTTTGGGAATATATCGACAATCGAAGATTACAAAAACACGATGCAGTAATAATAAGTGTTCCCTTTTCTGATTGGGGAGAACAACGAGACGACTTATTATATTTTTTACACAACTGTAATGTAATGAATATTCCAGTAATGCTAGACTTTGCATATTATCCTTGTGCTAAAGATATTGATATAAATTTATCAGAATATGAATGTATTGATACTATTGCTTTTTCAATATCAAAAGCATTTTACGGAGCAGAGTTTTTAAGAGTTGGTATGCGACTAGAAAGAACTGATACTGACGATGCTATTGATGTGTTCAACTCTGTTAATATGCACAATAGAGTTTCATTAGGCATAGCGAATAAGTTAATTAATAAGTATTCTATAGACCATAATTGGAATACTTACAATACTATATACACAGAAGTATGTAAAGAACATAATTTAACTGAAACAGATTGTGTTATGTTTGGGCTTGGCGGTGAAGAATGGAAACATATGAATCGTGGAACCTTTGCTAACAGAGTTTGTGTGTCAAATCTTATAGGAGAAAAACTTGCCAGTCCAAAGTAACAACGATTGGGATCCTTTAGAAGAAATTATTGTTGGCACTGCTGATAATTGTGTGCATCCTACTATGAATATTAGTACACACAGTTTTATGTATGGCGGCGAACAACTTAAAGACATTTATCAATTTGACGGTCAACCACAGGATCAATGGATTGTTGATGAAGCAAACGAAGATTTAGATAAACTTGCAGAATGTCTTAAAGGGCTTGGCGTTAAAGTTATGCGCCCTGACTCAGTAGATCATAATAAAGTGTTTAGTACTCCTGAATGGAAATCAACAGGTTGGTATACATTCTGCCCACGTGATTTGTTGTTGCCATTAGATAATATGATTATCGAATGTCCTAGTCCTATGCGAGCTCGTTATTTTGAAACTAGAGCCTATTATAAACATCTGTATAAATGGATGAAAGAAGGCACTCAATGGATTAATGCACCAAAGCCTATACTTACAGATGATAACTATCAGCTTGAAGATCGTAGTGAAGCTACTTTACTTAACAAAGAAATTATTTTTGATGCACCAAACGTAGTACGCTTAGGTAGAGATTTACTATGTCAAGTTAGTAATAGTGGTAACCAACTTGGGTTTGAGTGGCTAAAGACTATACTAGAGCCTAGAGGCTATCGTATCCACGTAGCAGAAAAGTATTATAGTTTTGCACACTTTGACAGTACAGTGTTGCCATTGCGCCCAGGTTTGGTATTATTTAATGCAGGTAGATTAAGCCCTGATTGGTATCCTCCTATCTTTAAGGATTGGGATAAGATTTGGGTCGGTGAAGAAGACTTACATATTCCGCCGGCAAACACAGGTGTTGCTCCTTGTTCACCATACATTGGTTTAAACTTTTTAAGTGTAAACGAAGAACTAGTTATTGTAGATGAAAAACAAGAAAAGTTAAGACGTATACTAGGCAAGCATGGTATTGAAACTATTGGGTTGCCGTGTAGACAGTCACGTAGTATGAGCGGCGGATTCCATTGTCAAACATTAGACACAAAACGCAAAGGAACTTTGCAGGATTATTTTTAATGAAGTGTAGTGCATTTTGGAACTATGTTAATGTTCGTCCTGGAGATAGAGTGTATCCCTGTTGCAGATTCAAAAAGCCTGTTGCAACATTTAAAGGTGACTTAGAACAAATAATAAATGGTCCAGAATACATTGAACTTAGAGAACGCAGTGAAGCAGGTGAATTTATACCTGAATGTCAAAAGTGTTATAATGAAGAAGCATTAGGACACGAAAGCCTTCGACAAAGATTAAACAAGCAATATACAACAGATACGCCAGCAATTAAATTTTTAGAAATTGGTATGGACAACTTGTGTAATCTTGTTTGTGACGGGTGTAATTCAGAGTTTAGTTCTAGTTGGATTATCAAAGAAAAGGAACTATACGGAAAACCTTTGAATAAAAAACTAGGTATTAGCGAAGTTACTAATATACCAAACAGTGTAGAAAAAATATTATTTTTAGGAGGCGAACCTCTTATTACTGACAAACATTTATCTGTTTTAGAATTACATAATAATCCTTCAAATTGTAATGTTATATACAATACTAATTGCAGTTATATACCAACAGATAAATGTAAAGAAAAATGGGATAATTTTAATTCTGTGCATTTTATTTTAAGTATTGACGGTGTTGCAGAAATAAACGAAAAGGTTAGAGGCGGCAGCGTATGGCAAGATACTTTAAACTTTATTGAATACTGTACTATAAATAATTATACATTTGAATTTAACACAGTATTGCATCGAAACAACTGGTTTGATTTAAGTAATCTTATAAACTTTATGGAAGAATATAATAGAGATTGGTATATTAATTTACTAACATATCCTAAACATCTAGCAATTGATACACTATCGACTACAGAATTACATAACTTTTTACAAAAAGCAGAGTTTTTAACATTTCCAAATAAAACATACATATTAAATTATGTAAAAGACGCTATAAATAAACAACTATAAGGAGAATACAATGAGAAATTGGATTAAAAATAGACTAGACGAACGTACATCATGGGACGGAGCCGCAATTATTGCGCTTGGCCTTGTTGTTCTTATTGCAGGACCATTTGCTAAACTAGCCGCATATGCCGCTATTGCATACGGTGCTTGGACTATCTGGAAATCAGAATAATCCTATAATTTACTGATAGGCGTAGAACTAGAAGCAGACATATTCCATACTTGTTTCTTTTCTACGCCTTTCTTTTGGGCAAATTTTTTGCTATCACAGTTACTACACACATGAAAGTAATTGTTGTTTAGACGTTTAGGATCCATACTTCCTCTAGACCGTTCAAACTCTGTATCGCAATTATCACATCTAAAAACACAAACCGTTAATTCACGCTTATAGAGGTGTTCCTTGCCGGTTTTACTTTTACGGACATGTCGTGTTTGCTTTTTAAATTCTCTTAAGAACATAACTATATTTACATTAAGATTATAAAAAGCAACGATAAATAACAGTAAGGAAACAAGAAATATGACAGTTTGTACAATAACACCATCAGCAAATCAACAAATTAGTACTTTATGCGAGGAAAACAACTGCTATGCCATTACATTAGACATCAAAGGTGGCGGATGTGCAGGTTTTGAGTACGCATGGGGAACTGCTCAAGCAGAAGATCTTGAAGAAGGTGACGAAATAGTACAATGTGACAATGGCAACTTTGCTATTAGTAAGCATTCTGTTATGTTTTTAATAGGAACTGAAGTAGACTATGTAAAGAGTTTAGTAGGATCTAACTTCGAAATAAGAAATCCTAACGCACAATCAGCATGTGGTTGTGGTGTTAGTGTAAACTTTAATATGGATACAATTCCACTATAAGCTAGTTAACTGGAGCAAAGAAGAAGATGGCAAAACAAGAAATTGATATTGGTGTAGAGGGTAATGACGGAACTGGTGATAGTATACGTGAATCCTTTCGTAAGGTAAACGAAAACTTTACAGAAGTATACGCAGTATTTGGCGAAGGCGGACAAATTAGTTTTTCTACGCTTAGTGATACACCGGACAACTTAATACCAAACACAATACCATTAGTAAATGACGGGGCAACTGGTTTTGACCTAACTACATTAGCAAGTGATTCAGCAATTGATGATGATTTTGTTGATAGTGTTCTAATAAGCTATACTCCTAGTAGAGATAAGATTATACTTAGAACAACATTTAAGCAACTGTCGCAAGATCTTACACCTACACTAGGCGGGCCATTAGATGCTAGAGGTAACGAGCCTGACAACATTACTGGTATTGCTCTAGGACCAAGTGGTGTTACACAAGATGCTGTTAACGCATTTAATCTTGCACACGATACAACTATTACAGTTGATGACCTTGTTATTAACAAAGGTTATGCTGATGCAAGATACATTGCAGGCGAACTGCCAATTCGTGTTGAAGACGAGCCAGCAGATGCATCTGAATATACACTTACTATTAGTTCTTATTCTGCAGGTAACATTGTTATTGACTCGCATGGATTTGATAGAACAATTAACGGTGTACCTTATACATTCAATGCTGAAGATACAGTACCAACAGCATTAACAAATAACACAGTTTACTATCTACGATATGCTAACCCAAACCAATTAAGTTTACACGCAACTAAAGAACAAGCAAAAGTTCAGAGTCAAGCAGATGCTGAAGCTAACAAAATTTATGTTACAGGTGCTATTGCTCTTGACGATATACACACTTTAGTTGATACAGGATATGATGCTTCACTACAAGGATTCTTCTTATCAAACGAAGCAATGCCACGTAAGAGTATTGTAAGACGTCAAGGCGACGAAATGACTGGGCCTCTTATCTTGCATGATAGCCCCGGGGAACTTTCAGGCTTAACTAGTTCAAAAGGTGAACTACAGGCCGCAACAAAATACTACGTTGATAATACATCTTATTCTGCAAAAGATAACTTGTTTGTAAGCACACAAGGTGACGATGCAATGGCTGGCGTGCCTGCAGGTAAAGAAGGTACATCAAACAACTACGCTTATCGTACAATTAATAAAGCGGCAGAACGTGCAGAAGAAATGATTCGTGCATCAGAAGCTGAGCCAGGACCTTATTTCCAAACTATTACAGTAGATGACGGAGCAAGCAATGCGTTTGTAACACAAGGTGATTTGAACAGCGCATTACCGCAGTTTACTCTTGCTAAAGACAAGATTGATGCTAACAGAGAATTTGTTATACGTGAAATTACAGCGTATCTAAAATTTACATATCCTGATTTTGACTACAATATTCAATTGTGTGAAAGAGATCTAGGGTTAATAATGGACAGTATTGCTTTTGATATTGCAAAAAGTTTTAGCGATTCGTTAACTAATGCTAACTCATTAACACGAAAAGCGGCTGAACGCTATTATGCTAGTTCGTCGGGTCGTATTGCAATTACTAGACAGGCAGTTGAAACTATTGATTCAATTGAAACTGCTAAAGACATTATAGCCGCTGTACTTTTAGATAGACCATTAAATCAAGTACCAATTAGTGATATAACACAAGACAACATTGCTAAAGTTACTACATCAAGTGGACACGGATTAATAGATAAAAATATTGTTAAAATTACAACCGTTGCTGGTATGACCGATGTAAACGACAACTTCTATTATGTAAAAGTTGTTGATGCAACATCATTTGAATTATTTACAAACGAAGAGTTAACTTTACCAGTTGATAGTAGTGCATTTGGTGTATATGCGTCAGGCGGCATTATTGGTCAAGTTTATCAAACAGATGAAAAACAAGTATTTGACGGATCACAAGCAACTGCACCTGCAAGAAATGGTGTTGCTGATAAATTTGATCTTGTTGTTGAAATTATTCAAGACGGTCTTGATGCAGGGCAGGTTACTAACTTTGGTAAAACTTATTATATCTATGTTGATCCAGGTGCCGGCAACTCAACAGACCAAGCAAAATTAGGCAACAAAGACGTTATACCAGGTAAAGTAATTGTTGGTAAAATATCTGGTGCACAAGGTAGAATTGTAAACTACTATACTAAAACAGATAATGCAAACCCGGATGTTTCTGGTAATAATGATGTTATTGAAGTACACTTATTAAAACCAAAAGATTTTATTGCTAACGAAGATGTAGAATACGGAAACTTTGTTAATAAAAAACAAATTACTATTTTTGTTGAATCAGGTCAGTACGAAGAAGACTATCCAATTAAAGTTAGTGCAAACGTGTCAATTAAAGGTGACGAGTTTAGACGTGTAATTGTAAAACCTAAAAATAGAATATCACAATCTAAATGGGCCAATACGTACATGTATCGTGACAGGTACTTTGATGGTATTACTGTTGCAGAAAAAGGTGCTAGATTCTACAACCAAACTGGAGAGTTCCAAGGACACTTTGGTCGTCACTATCTAAGTGATCCTGAAAAAGAACAGAACATTGGCCTACCTGTAACTAATGCTGGCGGATACAATTCTGCGGCAGCAATTCTATTAGAAAACAAAAAGTTCATACAAGAAGAAATTGTTAATTTTGTAAACAACAATATTGACGATATTTTATATGACAAGACACAATTCCAAGCTGACTTAGAAAATATTTTAACAGGTATCACTTATGATATAGTACTAGGTACTACGTATCATTCAACATTGCAAGGACTAAAGTTTCAAAGAAACAAAAGTATCTACAAAGATACAAAATTAAAAAATATTTGGGCGGCGGCACTAACAGAAGCAAAATCAATTGTAGCTACATACGCAAACGTAGGAACACTTGCTAATGCTAGTTTTGATGAAATTGTAAATATTATTAATAATGGTAGTATGGATACCGATATTGGCGTAACATATCCTCTTACATTTACTGACTTTGCAACTAGTTCATCTAACGCAGTAAATGCTAAAACTAAACTACAAGAAAACAAAGACTTTATTGCGGCAGAAGCATTAGCCTATCTTAAATCAGTTACACCTAAAAAATATTTAGATGAAGCAATTCGTTTAAGAGATTATAAAAACATAGTTGATATGCTAACCCATGATATACTGTATGGTGGGAATTATGCAACTATTGAATTCTGTAAAGACTTATTCATTGATGATGTTATTAGATTAGAAATTACAACTAGACCAGAAACATTGCAAACACTAACACACCTTAAAGACGTTGTTGAAGACGTTATACTAGGGCAAGCAGTAACACCAACTGTTGGTAACGCCGAGTCACAGATTACTAGCGGAGCAGTTGCATCTGCAACTGAAGTAGGATTATTAAATTCATATATCCAAAAAGTATTTGACATGGTTAATAACGATAACTTGCTTGCACTTGGCAATCAAAATTATCCAACATTAGCAGGCGGCGATGCAGGCAAGTTAAATGCTAAATCAAGTATTGACGGAAATGTTGGCGCATTGTTACCACAGATTATAACCTTTAATGATAATGGTGTTGACACTGTTCTTACATTTGATAGTGCAAAATGTGCTAGAGATGTAGGATTAATTGTTGAAGCACTAGTTGATGATTTAAAAATTGGCGGCGATGAATTTTCTCGAGAAGCACAAGGTCAATATTTTGAAAGCTATGTACAACAATATAACTCGGGTGGATTTAGCGGACAAGAGAATGCAACTAAAGCGGCGATCACTCAAATTGGCGTAATTGCTGACAGGCTGTTTGACGGATCTTATGCAACTAACTTGTTGGAGCAAAATGTAAACGATGTTGATTATATTGCTCCGGACTTCAAATACGGAACTGGTGAAAACGGTACTGATCTAGTTGTACAGAACTTATTAGCAAAAATAAACTTTGCATTTAATAGATTGTATAACCCACCGAGACGTAATGATGAAATGGATGTATTCTTAATGAATGATGCTACAATCTTACGTAACTTAACAGTACAAGGGCATGGCGGATTCTTACTAGTTCTTGATCCAGACGGACAAATTTTAACTAAGTCACCATATATACAAACAGGTTCAAGTTTTTCAAAATCAAAGAATGCTAAAATATTTGGCGGCGGAATGTTTGTTGATGCATACACAGGTAACGTACCTGTTTATGTTCCTGAAACAATTAATCCAGACGGCCTTGGTGATGTTAGCGGTAAGGTTAATAATTACGAAATTTGGGTACGTTCTGAAGAAGGACAAGGACTGTTTATTAGACAGCCTCAACTTCCTTGCCCGTTCTATATAGAAGGTAGACGATTCCAAGTTAATGCAATTTCAGACTATAGTCAGTCAAACGGTTGGTGTAAACTAACCCTTGACGCTACTTCAAACGAAGGCGATGGCTTTGACGAAACACAATTTGAAGAAAATAGAGGTAACATAGGTCGAGTAATTTATCTGCAAACAGCAGGTAACAGAAGTATGCTTGGTAATGACTTTACACAGATTAACGATTTAGGATATGGACTGGTTACAAACAACGGTGCATTTTCTGAGATGGTTAGTATGTTTACATACTATTGTCAAGCGGCATACTATGCTAAAAACGGTTCAGAAATTAGATCACTTAATGGTTCTAATGGTTACGGTAACTTTGGTCTAGTATCAGAAGGCGCTGATCCAAACGAAATTCCAGATCAAGTTACATATGCTACAGACATGACAATGCCCGGAAAGTCGTATGTGTTCCAACAAAGTGGTTCACCAACTAACGAAATAACTGAAACTGGTATATATTTAACAGATTTAAAATTTCCACCAGGGCCAAACTCAATTGTACAAATTGATCACGGCACACAAACTATTGATGGGAATCCAGTAGATGTAGGCGTAAAACGCTATAGAATTAGTGCAGTATCAAGAGTACTTGGTCAAACAGCAACTGGCGGCATTTACAATGACGATGTATACAGATTACAAATTGAAGGTAAACCGGCTGGTGAAAATGGAGACTTTTTCTCCGCACTTCAAGGTACAGTTGCAAATGGCGATTTTGTAGAAATTAGATACTCCGAGACACACACGTTTGACAAAGTTAGAAACAAATCCGGCGTTGTTGAACGTCCAAGTACAGCTATTAACTTTGACGAATCAGACGAGATTACTTATCGTTCAGTTTCTTTTAGTGGAGTTAACAACTTTGGTGATAACTTAGGAGATGCTGAAGTACAAACTACATTCAATATACCATACGATCATATTGAACTACCAGTTGACTATGCAAATGTCGGAAGCGGTAATGGTAACGGTGCAGGTAATACTAATATTGCTATACGTACAGATGACGATACCGGTAATGCTCTTGATGAATTTGAAATAGCTCGTTTAACTAGAGACATATACGGCAATCAACCGCCTGTATCAACACTATATCCGAATGCACATGATTTGATTGCACGTAACTTACGATTTGTGCAAGAAGAAGTTGTTGCATGGATCAATGCTAATAATATTGTACCTGGTGGTTATAATCAACGTAAATGTTATAGAGATACAGGACTAATTGTACGTGGTGTTGCAATGGACTTGTTATATGGCGGCAACGCAGGTACAGTACAGAACGCAAACAAATACTATGTTGGTACTGTTTTACAATTACCAGCAGATCAAGACAGTGAAACAGTTCAAGCAATTGACAAAGCAAAAGAAATTATCAAAGACTATGTGTTAACTAAGACATCTTGGACTGCAATTAACAGTAACGGATATACTCAAGACACTGGCGGCTCAAATGCAGAAGCAGGATCGGCTACTGCATCAGGTACATTATTTGATATTGTTACAGATGCTATCGGCGACATTACAACTATACCGTTAACTAGTACAATAACTGGTTATGCTGGCGGTATGATTTTTGCATATGGCGGTAGAACACACCAGATTGTTGGTATTACTGACAACGGTGGCGGATCATCAACAGTTGTTATTGATCCAATGCCGGTAACTGACCTTACAACAGGAAGTACTGAAGGAATTAGTACAGCGTTCACAGAAGACAGAGTCTTGTATGCAGGTCTTCCAGTTGATAGTACAGGTGAAATTACTATTAAAATATCACTATGTCGTGCAACTGGACATGACTTCACACAAATTGGTACAGGTTCGTTTAACGATTCAAACTATCCAAATGTTATTTTAGGTGATCCGGTAGGTGGATTAAATTTTGCACCATACTACAGTGACTCGCCAACAGCAACATCGGCACAAGTTTGGGAAAGACGTAAAGGTCGTGTGTTTTGGATGAGTACAGACCAATACGGTTTCTTCCGTGTAGGACAGTTCTTTGCAGTTGACCAAGCACAAGGGTCAATTAGCTTCTCAGGTGAAATTGGTATTACAGGTGCTACTGAATTAGGATTTAAGAAAGGTGTGTCAGTTGACGAGTTCTCAATTGACGACACTATGGTTGACGAATCAGATACAGCAGTTCCGGTTGAGAGTGCAGTTGTAGGTTATATCGACAAACGCTTAGGCAGAGATAAAAATGATGCGGCTATTCCAAATGGTGATAGAATTGGTCCAAAATATGTAACTGCTACAGGGTCAGTTGAAATGGAAGCTGACTTACAAATGGGAACCAACAAAATTGAAAATGTTGGCACTCCGACTAGTGGGTCTGATGTAGCTACCAAAGCATATGTTGATGCTGGAGTACTAGGACAAGATAACTGGGACGTACTACGTGAAAGTAGTAAAAATGACATTGCAGTAGGTGACTTACTTGCTTACACTGGAAACAGAAAAGTTTTAATTACTGTTCCTGATGATGCTTCAGGCAGTGATACATTTGAAGTAGGAGATACTATTGAAAATGCAAGTAGCAATAAAACAGCAGTTATTAAAGACATTGTTCAAACTACTGATACAGTAGTAGGAGAAAACGAACCTGGAAACAATATTTGGATACTAACATACGAACTAACTGCTGGTGCAGACTTTGTTGCAGAACAAATTGAAGGCACAGGTGGCAAAGCAGATGTAAGTGCAACTATATTACGTGGACCATTTGATGAAATTGGTAATGCTTCAAATAGTAGTAATAGTGATGTTTCGTTTACGCTTACTCGCCAACCAGATATACTAAACGGATCATTAGCAGGTTCGATTGGTGAATACGATATACAGCTGAGAGCTGGCGTAGTTGAAAATGCTGATGTTAGTGGAACAGCAAGCATTGTACAAAGTAAACTATTGCTTGAAAGAGCAGGAGTACTTGATAGTAGTGCATCATTGTTAGGCGCATCAGGCGATGCAGTTGGTCAAACAAACAGAGGTCTAGCGGCATTTGATGCTAATCACTTTACTGAAGAAGTTGAACTTACAGTAAGTGCTAATATTACTGCAAATGCAGGCGACTATATCTATCAAGGAGCATTGTACGGTGAAGTAGTTGCTAATGTTAGTAATAGTGTACTTGTTAAAATTAGAACAAATGATCAATTTATATCAAGTTCAACAGTATTACAAAAAGCAATATTTACAAACGGCCAGCAGGCAGCACCAACATCATTAGGTGTACAATGTACGTCTGTAAAAGTATCAGGCTTTATTGGGCTATTGCCTAGATCAATACAGCTAACTGACTTGGCGCCAATAACTACCGATACCGTAATAGGTAGATCGACAACAGGTACAGGCGATACTGAATTAGTTCCATTTGCAGATATAGCTAAACAAGGTTTTGCAATTGAAGATAAAGATTTTGATCAAAGTGTAATTTCTAAAATTTCAGGGCAAAGACTTAACTTTGGAAGTGAAGTAACAGTAGTCAACGGTGAAACAATTACTCAAGGTAATATTGAAGGACAAGTACAAGGTTCAGTGTTTGGTGAAACTTCATTTTATGTTGTTGATGCTATTAATACACAAACAAGTAACCCAGCTAACTTTTCAAACGGTGCTGTAACAGGCAGTGTAAGTGGATCAATTGGTAACGTAACAGCCGTTAATACTAGTGTAAACTTGCTTGGCGAAGCAATGGTTAAACTAGACGACGGTGTTTACGGAAGTGTACCGATTAGTACAGGTAACTCTAGTGATAGTATTGCAAGAAGAACAGCAAGTGGTGGTCTACAGGTTGAATCACTTATATTAGGTGGATCGAGTACAAACACTGTGCTTTCAGAATCTGGTGGTACATTAACATTCTCAACACTAACTGGTGGTAAGATTTTAGAAGCTAGTGGCGCAACTGCTCCAACTGTTACAACAGGCGGCAGACTGCAAATTGGCGACACAGCTATTACGGCTGCCAATAGTACTTTTTATGATAATACTATTTACGGCGCTGGCGGCGCAAGTGAAGAACAATCTGCGCTTGCTACACGATGGATTTATACATCGTTCATTGAAGCTGGCGGAGAAAAAGGAGCTGGTTCAACTGGTATATCAATCGGTGCAGGAACTGGATTTGACAGTTCTGCCGCAGACGTAATATCATTAATTACAGGCGGTGCTGAACAATTAATAGTATCGTCAAGTACAATGACTGTTAACAATAATATGACAGTTAGCGGAGAACTAAACGTAAGTGGCGGAAGTTTAATTGAAACTATTGCCGGCGACATTAGAGTTAGAAATGCCGTAGACAATGCTAACTTGTTTAATGTGTCAGGATCAAATGGTAATACAACCGTTGCAGGTACACTAGGAGTTACTAGTTCAATTAGTACAAACACTAGTTTGAGTGTTGGCACCAGCGCAACATTCGGAGGCGGTTATGGTAGTACTGGTGTAACAATTAGTAGTGCAGGTGCTATTAGTGCAAACAGTAATATTATTACTGGCGGTAACTTAACAGTTGATGGTAATACTACACTAAAAGGCAATATGGACTTTGGTAATGCTTCAACAGACACATTAACATTTAATTGTAGAGTTGATAGTGCAATTATTCCAACAGGTACACGAAACTTAGGTAGTTCAACAAACGCATGGAGTACAGTATACGGCGGCACGTTTAGTGGTACAGCAACTACAGCAAAATATGCTGACTTGGCAGAAAACTATTTAGGTGATGCAGACTACGAACCAGGTACAGTTGTTGTGCTAGGTGGCGATGCAGAAGTTACTACAACTAACAAAAAAGGTGACACAAGAGTTGCTGGAGTTGTTACAACTAATCCAGCACACTTAATGAACAGTGCATTAGAAGGCGATTACGTTACAGGCATTGCACTAGCAGGTCGTGTTCCGTGTAAAGTAATTGGCGTAGTTGCTAAAGGTGACATACTAGTTTCAAGTGCTATTCCAGGATATGCTATGGTAGATAACAATCCGTCATACGGTACTATAATTGGTAAAGCAGTAGCATCAAAAGAAGATAACGAAAGAGGTTTTGTTGAAGTGTTAGTAGGCAAATCATAATTACGATAAATATGTAAAATAGGACAAATCGAATGGCAAATAAATTTCCTTTAGTTTATGATACAACTGGTAAAAGTTTACAAGAACTAAGCACAACTGATAACTTAGACTTAACAGGTAGCAGTATAGTAAATGCTGTTAACGTTACAGCAACAGGAGCAGTAAATGCTGGCAATGTTGTTGCAGGATCTTTAACAGTTGGAGGGCAAACATTAGGAGCAGTAGCTACGTCAAATGACTATAACGACTTAACTAATAAACCTGCATTGTTTAGTGGTGATTACAACGACTTAACAAATTTGCCAAACAGTGTTTCAAGTGACTGGGCAGACATTACAAATAAACCAGTAATAGCAACTAGTTTAAGTCAGTTAACAAATGATACAAATTTTGTTACTAATGCACAGATTAATATTATACCAGGACAAGTTACCGGATTGGCAACAGTTGCTAGTACAGGATCATTTAGTGATTTGACTGGGGTTCCGAACTATGTTACTAATGAACAAATTAATGGTGGCACACTAACTGTTGAAGTTAGTAATACTGGTGATTTGCAAGGTAGTGTGTTTGCTGATGACAGTTCTTTGATGCTTGATCATTTAAACAATAGGTTATATTCGTCTAAAGTAGATACTGACATACTTACAGTTAATGGAATTTTATCAGCTGACGACTTATCTATCAATGCTGAAACACAGTTAACTATACAAACTGATACATATGTAACTATACAGTCGACTAGTTTTAATTTACTTAACACAGTATCAGGTACAAATATATACGATGTAGACGAATTACGTTTTCAAGGAGATGTTGACTTTAGTTTGGCATCTGTTACAGGATTAACACTTAATCAAGTTGTAGGTGACTTAACTGGTAGTGTGTTTGCTGACGATAGTTCAGTTATTATTGACGGTATAAGCAGATCTGTAACTGCAGATACAATTAATGGTAATGTTATAGATGCACCAGTATTAAAAGGTAACTTACAAAATAGATTGCCTGGACAGTCAGTATCAATAACTGGTGAAGCAGGAATTACTTTATCACCGTCAGGGCCATTAAATGTGCCAAATGCAACTAGTATACAACTAGCAGGTACACAAGGTATTACGATTGCGGCTACTAACGATTTAGCACTTAGTACTAGTTCAGGAAATATTACATTCTCAGGACCAGTTGATTTTACAGCATCAACAGTTACAGGACTCAGTGTTGAAGGTAATTTTGTTGGTAGTGTTTTTGGCGATGATAGTACACCGTTAGTTGATGGTGTTAATAGTAAACTTACAGGTAAAATTGACACTACTGAAGCAATAGTTAATCAAGGTAGCTATAGTCTTACAGTTAATTCAACTGGTGCAAAATTACAAAGAACCAGTGGAGCAGGCGGAGGCCTTGTAGTAACTAATGCTACTGGTGTAGTACTAGGAGGCGAAGCACCTATTGAAATATCAACAGCAGGTGATACTATTGTAATTGGTAACGGAAGTTCAGGTAACATTGAGATTGGTAACGGTACTAATACAATCCAGATAACAAATGGAAGCACATTAGATCTTACAGATGCTACAGCAATTAACTTTCAAAACTCAACTATACAAAATTTAGCATCAAGCAGTATTGAGTATACTCCGGGTAATAATAGTTACTGGAATGGAACGCCACCCGATGATGTGGAAGATGCAATTAATAGAATAGTAGCTTATCTATACAGTACAAACGGCGGCAACCCAGTTTAAGAGGAACAACTTATGGCAATTGAATATATTAATACAGGAACAATAGCAAACGATGGCACAGGCGATGCACTTCGAGAAGCATTTATTAAAGTAAATGATAATTTTGAAGAACTTGATCTTAGAGTAATTGAAACAACACAATTTGAAAATGTTGGATCAGTTGGTCAAGGAGTTTTTGCTGGCAAAGACGGAACTACAGCACAGTTTAAAAAACTAGTTGCAGGCACAAATGTTAATATTACACCAACTGCTACTACGTTAACAATTGATGTTGATAATGCATTAGAACAACTTTTAATTATAAGTGATAACGGAAGTTTAACAGTAGCCCCGGGGCAAAGCGTAAACTTCAACGGCGGCAATGGAGTTAGTACATCTATAACTGGTCAAACAATGACTATTGGATTAGATACAACTAATATTGTTTCTAATGATACTAATCCAACGTTGTCAGCTACACTAAATGCTAATGGTAATGATATTACTAGTGCTGGCACAATTACTGCTAATACTGTTACAGGAGCATTTCAAGGTCTTGTTTACGGATTTGACATAAGAGATTTTGGGCCTTATTTGTCAGGTTTTGATTTTGGCGGAGTGCGTAACACATACGGTAGCGCACTTGATTTCATTGTTAGGAATACTGATATTGATTTAGGACCAATTGATCCTGAAAGAACTGATCTAACTATTGACTTAGGGTTCTTACCATCTGTTTAACTAATACGATAAATATGTTATAGAAGGAATGATCTATGGCATTATGGACAACAGGTACAAATAAACTACTTTCCACGGTTACTGAACAACAAACAGTATCAATAGCATTGCCTGTTGATGCAGATGCAACTATTACGTTAATCAGTGGTAAACTGCCTACCGGCATGAAAATTAACGGAGTTAATTTAATTGGTACTCCGCAAGAAGTAGCCCGAGTAACTGACTTTAGGTTTGTACTTAGAGCAACATTAAATACCCAAATTGAAGATAGAACTTTTACTATAAAAGTAGAAGGGCCTGACACACCAATATGGCAAACACCTGCAGGTGATCTAGCTGTTGGCAACAACGACACATTTTATATATTAGACAGTAGTCCTATAGATTTTCAACTAGTAGCAATTGACGACGACATTCAGGCAGGACAAACTCTTTCATACTTTATGAAAGACGGTGACGGGCAATTGCCGCCTGGAACTACACTTACTACCGATGGACGAATTATAGGTATAGTTGATCCTTTACTTGCAATTGAACGTGGAGAAATTTATTCAAGCGGATTTTATGACACTAGTCCTTATGATTTGCAGTCAGGCGGTTACGACTTTGGTATAAGAAGTTCAAACGGTTTTGATAGCTTTTTTTATGACACAACTGTTTGGGACTTTAGTTATACTGAAAAAGCACCAAACAAATTAAATAGATACTATGAATTTACAGTTAATGTAACTGACGGTGACATTATTGCAAGACGAACATTTAAAATATTTGTAGTAGGTGATGATTTTTTCCGTGCTGATAACACAGTTTTACAAGTTGGCAGTGGAACATTTACAGCTGATAATACTAACTTGCGAACTCCTATATGGATCACTCCAGGAAACTTAGGTATAAAACGTGCTAATAACTATATTACATTACAATTAGATATTATTGATACAAACTCACAAGTTGGCTTTGTAAACTACAGTCTTGAAGATACCAATCCAGGGACATATAAATTAAAAGCAACTGGTGAAATTATTTACAACGGAAAATATGAAGTTACTGGCACACTACCTAAATTTATAGATAGTGGACGAGGTCCTGACAGTTTTTCAGGTATTACTCCTGATCCAATACAACCAAGCGAATGGGAAGTAATTGTACCTGAAACAGTAAGTAAATTACCAACAGGATTAGAACTAGATACTTCAAACGGAGAAATAGCAGGCAGAGTTCCATACCAAGCAGAAGTAACAATTGATTATAGATTTACAATAAAAGCAACTCGATTCACTCCAGACGAACCTGATATTAATGTTAGTACAGTTAAAGTATTTGATATTAAATTACTAGGAGAAATTAATTCTAACACAACATGGAATACCCTTCCAGATCTAGGTATACTAAATTCAAACTCAATTAGTGTACTACGAGTTGAAGCAGAAACTAATGTACCAAATGCACAAGTACTTTACAGCCTAAAGTCTGGTAAACTGCCTCCAGGACTAGAACTAACATATGATGGAGAAATTGTTGGCAGAGTAAATGCATACGGTCAAAATGTTTATAAGAGTATTTGGAAAGGTTCACGCAATTACACAGCTGGCGATATTGTAAAAGTAGATGATGTATTTTATAGAACTGCTAGTAATCATACAAGTAGTTCAAGTGGAATATTTACAAACGACTCAGCATATTGGGTTGAATTTAATTACACAAGACTTGGTCTAACAACTATTGATAGTGATGCTACTACATTTGATGTACCAAATACAACCATTGATCGACAGTATAACTTTGTTATAAATGCAGAAGACCAATACAAATATAGTATAAAAGAGCAACAATTTAGTATTACGGTAACAGACCCTGAAGTTATAAAATATAGTAATGTATATCTTAAACCGTTTCTTAAAGAAACTACAAGACGTGAGTTCAGTGACTTCTTATCAGATCCAGAGATCTTTATTCCAGAAAATATCTATAGACCAGGAGATCCAAATTTTGGTATACAAACAGATATTAAAATACCAATATATTACGGCATTGAAGCACGAAACTTATCAGAGTTTCAGGCAGTAACAGCAAAGAATCACAAAAGAAAACAATATAGAATTGGCGAATTAAAAACTGCAGAAGCTAAAAAAGAAGGCACAAATGATGTTCTTTATGAAGTAATATATGTAGAGGTTATTGATGCACAAGATACTAAGTTAGGTAGAACACGTAACAGTATTCAAATAAAAACAAATAATAAAATTACAGTTGATAGTGTAAACTATGATCCTAACGATATGTTTTATGATTACGAAGTTAAACCATCATTTACTATACAAACACGTAGTGGACTTATATCAGTAAAATTAGGTGAAGACTTTAATATTGTTACTCGTGCTGATGGTACATTTAATTTAAATTGGACACTCGGAATAGAAGTTGACGGACGAACTGAAGACAACCTTATTAAAATATTAGAAGGATTTGGCGATACATACCGACTCCGTCCTGATTACGCAAATACATTAAAAGTAGATAGTAATACAATAACTGTATCTCAAAATAATGATAGTTTACGATACATCAGTAATATAAACAATATGCGAGACAATCTGCGATCTGTAGGTGAAACAAATAGATCGTTTGTTCCGTTATGGATGCGTAGTCAGCAACAAGGTAGTGTAAATGAGTTAGGCTATACACCTGCATTAGTATTATGCTATTGTAAGCCAGGCAAGTCTGCATTAATTAAGGCAGCAATCGAAGCCAACGGTTTTGATTTTAAAACATTTAACTTAGACGTTGATAGATATATAATTGACAGTACTGATGTAAGTAGCAGTGATAGTTACTTGGTATTCGCAAATTATAGACACAATGTATAACACAGATAAATAAGTGTAGGAGAACACACTATGGCAACAAGCGATAATATTACACCAGAACAAATAGATGAAGAATTTCCAATTGCAGGTCAAGATAATGACTCGCAAGGATTTCGTGACAACTTTGCGGCAATACAATCAAGTTTAAGTGCATCAAAGACAGCAATAAAAGATATTGAAGCAAAGGGCGTTTTTAAAGCGGCACTTGGTTCAGGTTCTTTAGATAACGACTTACAGGGCAATAAACTTACTAATGGTGTATTACAAGGCGTAGCATCAGAACATTTTAATAGTGGTAATATTACGCAAAACTCCGAAGCTAACATATTGTGGTCTACAGCAGAATATCATGACATTACTATGGCTAATCCAAGTTCAGTACGTTTGAGCTTAGGTGGATGGCCTACAGCAGGTACATATGGTAGAATGCGTCTTGCTATTCGAAGTAATGATGGCTCTGAAAGAACTGTTACTTTTGAAGCGGCAAATGCTGGAACTTTAAGAGTTAATCAAACAAACTGGACTAGTGCATTAGACGCAGGTGACTTTAAAGTTACTAGTGCAACAAGTCCTAAAATTGTAGACGTATGGACAGTTGATGGTGGCATCACAGTATTCATGGAGTACGTCGGAGAGTATACGATACTGTCATAATGTTTAATCCATTAGTAGATAATTTTAATCAACTAAGTGATAGCGAAGTAGAAGATAAACTTACTGAGCTTGGACGTAAATATTGGATGACACGCAATCCCGAAGTTCAGAGTCAAATTGCAGTCTTAATGGATATGTATAAACTTGAACTCACATCTCGTAGAGCTATTCAGCAACAAAAAATTAAAGATCAAGATAATGGCGATAATTCTCTTGACAATTTAATTAATATCAGTTAAAATACATGTATGCTTATGAAAACAGATTCTCTCGGTATCCCGCGATTTACAAATAAAGATTTAGTCGATATGATCTATAGTGGCAATGTAGATAAATGTCACGTAGTTCTATGTGACGAATCAGATGATGTAGATAAATTTAACGAGGCTATGGAAGAACAAGGTCTTGACAAACTACAAAAGTATATTCCATTAGATGTAGATCAAAAGACTTTTGACGGTGTATGTCAAAGTGAATGGTTTATGCCTGATGAATACAAAAACATGGATATTGCAGAATACTTGCAAAGTAAATGCAAAACGCAAGAAGAACTTACACGTTATTTTGAAGAATATGCAGAGTTTAACAAACGAGGTATGCTACCGCTATTACGCTATATGATTTATCTTGTAGACTTTATGCGTGAGAATGACATTGTATGGGGAGTAGGTAGAGGATCAAGTGTAGCAAGTTATGTGTTGTATTTGATAGGTGTACACAAAATTAATTCAATCCAGTTTGGCCTGGATTGGAGAGAGTTCTTAAGATAAGTAAGCATATAACATTTAGGAGAAACTAAAATGGTACAAAAAGCAAAAGGACAAAAAGTCTATAAGACCATGCAAGGTAAGATGGTTGATATGGATATGCTCCGAAAGAAAAACGAACTAACTCAAGCAGTAGGTAATGCAAAGGTTAATGCCCGTGGTGATGAATTAGGACCTGGCGGCAAAATTATTAAAAAACGTGAAGATGTAGTTAAAGAATACTATGAATCGCATCAAGGAGTTGTTGACGAGCCTGCGGTTAAAGAGCCGGAAAAAGACTTGACAGATGACTGGGAAGAACCTGCACCTGTAAAAGAAACAACAAAAGCTAAAACTCGCACAACAACAAAATCTAAAGTTGAAGTTGAAGACGAATGGGTCGAAGACGAAGACGGTAACTTTGTAAAAAAAGGTGACTAATGAATAAAGCAATTAAAGGTAACGTCAGAGCCATTGGCGATCGTGTTTTAGTAGCAAATATGTACTTTGGTGAACAAAAAACTAAAGGTGGTATTATTATTCAAGACGATGATGGCAAAACTCGCGGCATTTATCCTCGTTGGGGGCAGGTACACTCTAAAGGTCCTCGAAACAATGACATTTATGATGTAGGTGATTGGATACTTATTGAACACGGACGATGGACTCGCGCAATGAAACTAGAAACAGATGATGGTGAAGAACTTGAGGTTCGAATGATTGATGCCGAGTGTGTATTAGCCATGTCAGATGAAAAGCCAGATGAAGTACAGATTGGTTCAGAGTACGCAGACGGTGAACATGCAACAATTGACCCTAGTAGTTTTGTAAGGACATAAAATGACAAACCCATTTGAAGATATCAATAAATTCGCAACGGCTTGTGATCAAGAGCCAAGCGAAGCAAACTATAATATGTATCTTGATTTAATTCGAGAAGAAGTAGGCGAACTAGAAGAAGCCATTACAGAAAACGACAGGATAGAACAGTTAGACGCACTAATTGATATCTTAGTTGTTACATTAGGCGCCGTTCGAGCAGGAGGCTTTAAAGGTCAAGATGCTTGGAAAGAAGTAATGGACACAAACTTTGCTAAAATTGATCCTACTACAGGCAAAGTTATCAAACGAGAAGATGGTAAAGTACTAAAGCCCGAAGGTTGGAAGGCTCCAAAACTTGAACCATTTATTTGAAAATTTTGAATGGTATGACATTCCTGTCATACTGTTCTTTGCAAACACACTTGCTACACTAGGATTAACGACTTTATTTGGTGGCGGCTTTGTCACAGGCATTATGCTAGTAGTAACTTGGGAGTGTTGGAAACTCTACGAAAAATATCGTGCAAAAAACACTTGACTTCTAAAGCAATCTCTGCTATAATTAACTTAAATTAAACGAGCGGCTATAGCTCAGCTGGATAGAGCGTAGGTTTGCGGAACCTAAGGTCAGGAGTTCGAATCTCTTTAGCCGCGCCAAACGAGGATTTTTTATGGCTACACACGGTATGATTGATTTAGAAACACTAGGCGTAGAACCTGATAGTGTTGTAATGACGTTAGGTGCTATTAAGTTTGATCCGTTTACAGATACAGAACCGCACAGTCCTTTATACTTGCGTGGCGATGTAGAAGAACAAACAGAACACTACAATCGTTCTATTGACGAAAACACTCTTGCTTGGTGGGCAACTCAACCACAAGAAATTCAAGACGAAGCATTTGGTGATGACTTAGAAAGAGTAAGTGTACAAGAAATGCTACGTCAACTTAATAAATGGTGTGTAGGATTAGACTATATTTGGTGTCAAGGTCCTACATTTGATTTTGTAATACTACAGCATTTATACAAAGAAGCAGAAAAGCCTGCTCCGTGGAACTACTGGCAAATTAGAGATAGTCGAACATTGTTTGCTATGATGCCAAGTGATCCACGCAAAGCAATACAAGAAAGCCTTCACAACGCACTGGCAGATTGTTATTATCAAGCAAAGTGCGTACAACAATCATATAAACATTTTGGAGTTACAAAATAAATGAACCCAGTATCACGAGAAGTAGACGACGAATCTAAACGATTAATACAAGAATATCTTGACAAGGGCGGCAAAATTACATATTGTGAGCCAATGG